GAATGTGTTGACTGAATGATAAACGCCAGAAGCGTTGGCGACAAAGATAGATCCAACTGTGTGTGATGCAGCATTCACTATACCAGTATAAACACCAATACTATTAGCTATTGTACTAGTTCCAACGTTATAAGAAGTAGCGTTGACAGATCCAGTAAATAGACCACCAGACAACAGAGCGTAGTTAGCGAGATTAGCAACTAACTGTGCATTAGAGACTACATTGGCTGCAGTAACAGTTCCGACATATGATGTATTGTTAGAAGTTAATGTTGCAACATTTGCTGATAAACCAGCTGTCGTTTGGTATCCAGAAGCAACTGTTCCACCGAGATAAAGAGCGTTATTAACCGTACCAACAATAGTACTGTTGAAAGTTATCGTGTTGCTGAACGTCTGCGTGTTAGTCCAAGTATACTGTGCGTCTGTGTTAACATAAGTATATAATGATGTCTGATAACCAAACACGTCGACTATATAGTTGTTTCCTGGTGTATTGATAAAATTAACAGTGTTACCAGATGTTATGATAACATCAGTTCCTGGTACTTGTTTTACACCATTTAAGTAAACCTGAATCTGACTTGGTACATAACCACCAGAAATAGTGAAACTGTTAGCAGTCCCATTGGCGGTAAACTGTTGCGACGTGGTTGAACTTATACCATTAGCGTATAAAGTGCCAACGCCAACTACGTCTATCAAAGACCCATTAACAGGAGCAGTGGTAAATTTTACGGTGCTACCATCAGTGACATTAACGTCAACGCCGTTGCGAAGCATTGTACCGTTAAGGAATACAGAAAGATCATTGTTACGATAACCACCAGTGACAACAAACGTATTCTGCGAACCATTACCTGTGTATTGCTGACGTATGTCTAGAATACCATTAGAAGAAGGAAGACCCCAATATACAGAAGATCCATTAGAAATAAGAATCTGACCATTGGTTCCAATGCCACCATTGGCCTGTACGCTGCCAGTTATAATGATATTATTTACGGAAGTGTTTGTTGAGACTGTTAACGTAGTAAGATTGGCGCCAGTTTCGAATACAGTCGTTCCGTCTGTAGAGAATAATTTACGATCTGTGAGGTTGATCGCAAGCTCACCAATTCCAAGCGCACTAGTGTTAGGAACTTTACCAGCGACAGATGATCGTCGTAATTTAAAAACTGTATTCGCCATATGGCACTCCCAGACTCAGTATATACTGAGTGTTATTTTTTCTTATATTTATTTAATTCGTTAAACGTTTCTTGAAGTTCTTTTTTCTGTCTTTGATATTCGCTATTTAGCTCATCAAAGTTCTTTTTAAGAGTTTCATTATTCGTTTTTAGTTCGTTTACTCTTGTATTTAGATTACCAATTTGATCAGTGTATTCTTTTAGATGATTACTTCCACGCTTTTCTACTTCTTTAACTTTGTCATCAGATTCTTTTCTTACTTCGTCTAATCTTTTCTCATTCTGAGCCACCAATTCGTCAATCTTATCTCTTAATTGACTGTCACCTTTTTTTAGATTGTTTCTCTCTATGGTAAGAGCTTCTAAAGAAGCAGAGAGCTGTTTAATCATCTCCATATTATTTTCATTATGTTGAACCGATTCATCATATTTACTTTTAAGATTAGCGTAGCTTACTTCAAGCTGAATAGTCTTTCTGATTTGTTCTACAAAAAGCTGTTCTTGTCTTTGAACGTAAGCTACTGCTATATTACTTGCCTCATCATTTTCCATAATATATCACCTTTATTTTAGAAGCTACCTCCATCGAGGATATCGTATACGACAGTCGTGCCATTTGACTGTAGAACATAACCAGAAGTACCGAGACTCAGCTGGTTAAATCCATTTGTCGCATTACCGACCAATAGAGCGTTATTTGTTATTGTCTTATAACCAGTACCACCTTCAGTTCCTGCAAGAGCAGTAGATAATGTTAGAGTATTGGCAACGATGTTAACGCCAAGAGTGGAGTTAGCGGTGATCTGAACGTTAGAAGAGTTAGCGACGAACGCACCACCGACACCATATGGTACTAGGTACGCCTGTAGAGTTGCGGTCGATGAGTTAGAAGAGTTATCTACTGTGATGGAAGTGTTTGGATTAGTATTAGAACCAAACATCCAGAAGTATGGATTAGAGTTGGTAGACTTACCAGCGACTCGAACGAGACCTGAATACCATACACTAGTAGAATTACCTGCAGGAGAGAACCAACCAGTATCGACTACGTCGCCTGTAGTATTATTGTCAGCAAGTTCAATGATGTTGTCGTTGACTTGGAGAGTGACGGTATTGACAGAGAATACCGTACCAGTGACGACTAAGTTACCACCGACAGTGGCGTTTCTGATAGTAAGATCAGTGGCCGAAGCGTTGATATAAGCGCCAGTTACCGTTACGTTCGAAGCGATGGTAGTATTAGTTCCATTGAGGAATGTATTACCATTGAACGTCATAGACGTAGTGTTCATGCTGTAGACAGTGCCACTGGCATTGCTCATCAAGAACGATGTGGTATTAATTACTGTATTGCCAGTTGAGTTTGATACTGCGAGCTGTGGAGCAGCAGTTACTGAGCCATTACCAAAGATCGCGCCGTTACCGGTAATAGAGACTGCACCGAGTGTAGTTGAGTTACCACCAATAGTATGAGCAACTGCAGTGATAGTAGAGTTGCCTTGAGAATTAGCAATATAGATTGTTGGACCGCTGGTAATAGATGTATTACCAAGAGTGATACCAGCAGAATTAACTGTTGCAGTTGCCTGTGTTGATGTGTTACCAACAACTTGGAAAGTTGAAGAATTAGATACTGAGTTTACAGTCGTGTTACCGAGAACGATTGACGTTCCAGTATTACCTGTAATGCCAGTCGTACCGACAGTAATTACGTTAGCAGTTGAGTTGCTGAGAACGTAAGAAGTAACAGAAATAAGTGTATTGCCAGTTGAGTTAGCAATGTTTAGAGCCGGAGCGCCTGTAACAGAGTTGTTACCAATTACCAAGCTGTTAGCAATTAAGGTAGCAGTTGGTAGTGTAGTTGAGTTACCTGAGATAAAGAATGATGATGTATTCTGTGTAGTATTAGCAGTTGAATTGCCAGAATAGAATACAGTACCGTTGTTGCCATAGAAACCAGTAGTGTTCGCAACTAAAATAACATTAGTTGCATTGCTCATGGTATAGGATGTGGTGTTTACAACAGTATTACCAGCTGAGTTAGCGAGAATTAATGTTGGTGCACCGATTACAGAACCATTACCAACGACTAGACCGTTTGAGGTCATCGTTGCAGTTGGAAGAGTAGTACCATTACCAGAGACGAAGAACGATGTAGTATTCTGAGTAGTATTACCTACGCTGTTACCAACATAAATTACTGTAGTATTTACGACTGCAGTCGGGCTAACGAGCGAAGTATTACCAACGAGTAGAGAATTAGCCACGAAGAGGTTATTCTGAGACTTATCAAACGTAAATCCAGCAACACCGTTGGCCACACCGGAGTCGTTGAACTGAATGAAAGTATTAGAACCAGAAGTACCAGTACCCCAATAAATCGCAGTACCATTCGTGACAAGAACCTGACCATTAGAACCTATTGAACCGTTAGCAGTAAGTGTGGTAACGATGGCGTTTGCGACGATAATTCTATCAACACCGCTGGTAGCGTTTGTTACGATAGCTTGATTGGCAGTAAGAGTACCTGGATAGCGAGCACCACCAATAGCGGCTGTGCCAGAACCATCCGGAAGACCTATCCAGAGTGTATTTGTTGATTGAGTATAGGCTAGCTCGCCGTTTGAGAGACCAGTAACGACTGAGTTGGCTACCGATCTTTTGATTTGAATCTTATTATTGGCCATTTAAACGGTTCTCCGGTTTTTGATTATTTATATTTTTAAAAAGTTCCACCATCTAAGTTGCCATCGATCTCAGTAAAATCTATATGCTTCACGACATAAGTGTTCGTAGGCTGGTCGTATATCGGTACTGAACCATCAGTTCTTTGCGCTAAATTTACGTCATTGAGCTGATCAAAACTATTAACACCAGTCGCTAAAGTAGGAACGTTCTTTAGTGTTACTGGAACATCTGTATTTATGATTCCAAGATTAGACTTTTTTGATACGACTACGTTGATGGTCTTATTTGTGGACATTACGTTAACGGGGCGCTGTTAGGAAAGATGTTGGTATTAGGTGCTGCATAAGTTACCTCTGTAGCTCCAGGAGTTACAGTGATATAACCTTCTATCACTCTTGATACGACCTTTGTGCCATCTAATATCTCTGTTACGTCTACGTCATACACGTATCTTCCAGGAGTCAATGAAGCTGTCGTGTTAGCGTCTAGACTGAGAGTGATTATACCAGATAAAGAATTGATCGAAGTAGTAAACGGTACAAATGTAGAAGAAGTATACCATTTCTTCATCACAGAATTTGCATAATACCCTAATAGATTGATGGGATCTCCATTTGAATCAGTAAGATTCAAGTCTGTAGAAAATGTGGTACCTTGATCTATGACTAAATGCGCCTTTGTTGCCATTAGACCTTCCTTAAACTATAGTTCTTACGTACTTTACTGTACAATTTGCGGTAACACTCGGTGCAAAATTGGTGAAATATAGTATAACGTGAGTGGTGTTAGAACCGGCAGTGAACACGCCGATAGAATTATTAGTCACGAAAGAAGCGTACTCCGTGATGTACGGGTTTGTAGTATCGTGAGTCACGAGTACCTTACTGGTATAGTAGTTATTTACTACATTATCTTTAACGCTAAGTAAGTATTCAGCACCGTTAAACGCCGTCATAGGAAACGCATCGATGCCGAACAGGTTATTGCCTGAGTGCTGGACTGAGCCGTTAGATACTGAAACGAAAGTCCATGCGCCATTAGAAGCTAGATGGAAGTTATTACCATACTGAGAAGCAGTCGGACCTGTTATCGTCGTGCTGACTGTAGTGTTTGATATAGTTAGAGACGTAGAATTAGCTACGGTGTTAACTGTCGTGTTGCCAGAAATAAACTGTCCAGCTACTGTAAAATTTCCAGTGATTGCAGCATTACCGGTAGTGGAAGTCGTGCTCCCATTCGCGTCTGTCGTGACGACACACGTTGTAAAATAATTTGACATCTCGTTCGTTCTGTTGCGCCAGAAATCAAACGTCGAAGATAATGCTGTATTTTGTACTAGAATCATTTACTATTTTCTCTTAAAAGTGCCTGTAATAAATTTTTAATTTCTGATAGATCTTTTTCTACGCGATTCAATCTTTCAGTGTCTTTTGATCTCTCTTCCATAAATAGTTTTTGTTTCTTATAGGCCTGAAGTTTTGCATTATCTACGTTAAGAACTGCTCCACTCTTTGTGTCTTTAACTAAACCTTCTACATCCGTTTTAACATACATCAGATTCTCCTTTGTATTTATTAAAGCTGTAGAGCCATAGCTCTTAAGTCATCAAGAATTGGAACTTTAGAAGAATCATTAGATTGTAGTACAATCTTAATCTGGAACTTCTTGTACCCAGTATATTGACTTCCATCTCTATTCTGATATGTTATACCAGCTGTAGTCACCGCGTACGCGTTAGCCTGCGTTACTGCAGAAGACCATGGAGTTCCAACTGTCAGAGATACAGAGTTAGCGATAGAAACGATCTTCTGCTGGTCTCCATTGATCTGTATAATACCACCAGGACTTAGGTCGTATGTGAAGTTGGTGCTACTGAAACCATGCACTTCACCAGGATTAGTTGACAATCCAGTAAGATTGATGGTAGCGCCGCCTGAAGTCTGAGCGAGACTTACCGTCGATGTGTTAGATGAAGCGATGTAGTACCAAGTGTTTCCAGTCAGACCGCCGATCGCTGTGTTGCCTGTTGGGACGTAGTAGTATATTCTATCGCCTGGTAGGAAATACGTATTAGCGTTAGATAGCGATATAGCTTCGGAAACGTTATTAACATAAGTTGTATTAGCAACGAAAGTTGTCGAATAACCAGTGATCGTATTATTAGTAGTAGACGTTGTGACACGACCGGTTATCTGCGTGCTAGAGTTTGATGCTAGATAACCAGTTGTTGGTGGTGGAACGATAAAGTAGGCGTTTGAAGTATAGTTACCAATAAATGGACTGTCAAGGGTGATCTGTGTGCTGTTGGCTACAGAAATGATCTTCCTTGATACTTCTTTGTAGTTAGCGTTAGCGCTAACCATGTTTATGTACCAGCCGTTGTATACCTGAGTTCCAAAAAGAGTTCCGGAACCAGTTACGGTCGGCGAAGAATTGGTGCAGGTGATAGTTCCATTTGCTCCAATCAAGGGATATGAATACGGTGAAGAGAACACAAACTCTCTAAAATCACCTGGATTACTTGGATCACAGAACAGCTGATTAGACAAGTTTCTCATTGGAGTCCAAGTCTTATCTGTAATAGACTCTGAATCGCTACCGTTCCAGAACTTAACCCAGACCTGAATGTCTGAAGAAGGCGGTCTATGCGCAGAAACAACAACTTGTAGGTCTTCTGAGTCTTGACCGTCGGCGAGAGTAATAACTTGAGAAATATATTTTGTTCTAGAAGCGCCGTTGTTGTAGAATTCTTCGTATACTGAGGTGATAGGATCGATGAGGTTGCGAATAGCATAAACGTCTGATCTTACTGTATCGATAACAGGAGAAATTAATGGTGAATCTGATTTCAAATAAGCGTTAACGGTTACAGATTTATTTCCACCCATATTAGATACTTCGTTGGATTTGCCGACGGCGAGTCTTTCGTAGTCAAACAGTTCAGTCTCATAGCCGAGTTGTAGATCGATCTCAGAAGCGTCTGTGGTATAACTGTTGCTTGTACCAACGTATGTATAATTGATGCTAGTACCTGGAGGAGTGATTTGAGCAAATTCTGGTAGAGTAGCATTAATTCTTGGATTATACATGATATACGTATTAGAATATGCGACTAAAGAATTTATGTTAGCGGTGAACGCGGTCGGATTTGAATTAGTAAATCTGTGAATTTGAATATAGCTGTTTCCAGTAAAGTTGCCTGTCGAGTTTGCGACGTAGAGAAGCTGTCTTACTGGATCGAAATACTGAACCACGCCATGAACACTAGTATTTACTGTTGAGCTAGTAGAATCAACATAAGAATTTGTCGCTTGATATACGACGTCTCCAGTAAGAATAGATCTATTATTACTATAACCTATATTATACATAGTCAAATAGTCGTCGTCGGTGTTCATGAAATAAGCGACGCCGTTTGACTGAGAGAAGTTCGCTATATTAAGATTGAATTTAATATACTCTGTCTGAAGGGCGGTCCACTCGTGCACTGTGGAACCATAGAAGGCTGTACCGATGACCGGCTGTGACGTCACCTGAACGCCTGTCTTAACGTCAAGGTCGCCGAGGTTTGCCGACCAACAGAAGAAGTCTGGATCGTTTTGGTCTGGTTTTATCACGAAAGCGTATTCTTTTTGGTTCGCTAAGAATACAGGTGATTCAAACGTGAATTTTGTTGGAACTGAGGCGTCTTGGCTGATACTAATTTCTGAGTTAGCTTTATGTACCCAGGAGAATGGTAGAATAGTAGAGCCGTCAGGATAGCCATTAACAGTCTCACATAGATAGATGCCAACGCCATTATTGACTTGTGAACCCTGTTTGAAATAAAGATCTAAAGACGTAGCAAACACACCGGCTTCGCCGCTAGGCGTGTTGATTGTCAGACCCTGCGCAATAGGTTCCCAGTGCCACTCATAGATGTTATAAACGTCAGGAGTGACCGTTACGTTAGTGAATGTATTAACAGTGACGATGGTGTTAGTTACAGGAATATAGCTTAAAATTGGATTTACAGTAGTAAGGGTAATGATCTGCTTTGAGACTGAAAGGTTAGAAGCAGTAAATGCCGCAGACGCCATAGTAGTCATAGCGTCATTACCTCTTGAAAGACTGTCAACATCAGTTAATTCAAGAATTCTATCACCGGTTTTGAAAGTGTTTGCAGGCACACAGAACTGACCAGCGACGTGTCCAGAAACATCGCTATAAACTGCCGTTCCCCAGTCTCCTGCTCTTGCAATGGACTGATACGTTGATGTGTCTTCACTTACTTTAATACCAGGCGCACAATACTGATCGACGAGAACGCTGTCAAAGAATATATGCATTCTCTGATTTGGTCTCATGTTCTGTGCGTAGAAGGAGATTACCTGTGTTGCGATATACGGCTGTATAGAAACGTCGGTAACAAAGTTACCGACTATCTGGGTATTACTCTGTGTATCAACCTGTAGTTGAAATCCTTGATTGACATTAGTAGTCGTAATTACCGTAGTTGTCGTATTTGTTAATGCCAACGTATTCTCCTAATTTTAAATCATATACTATTTATTTAATTACCACCAGCCGTTTGCTACGCCAATTACCCACGCAAGAGCGAAACCGTTATCGCCGCCGCCCTGTGGCGCTGGTGCTGCTCCAGCTGGTGGCAGTGATAGAACTGGGAATCCACCAGCTGGCGCTCCTGAATATTGGTTTATGATATTTCCAATTACGAAATCACTACCAGGATTAATTCCATTATACATTAGAACGTTGTATAGCTGTTCTCTTGTTAAATCAGGAGCTGGAAGGTCATGACTTGATTGCCAACCATAATTAATGTTGTAGTTGTAAGTATTTACTCTACCAGTAAGTACTGTTGTAACCTTAGTATCAATAGACGTTCTCCAATCGCCCCAATGGTAGGCAAATGGACTCTGTGCAAAGCTTTCCCAAGGCTGTGCGGTATCAACGGTCATGTTCACTGTACCAGCCTGATTGATATCAGTATGGTTATTATAAGACGGGAACAGGGTGACGGTACCGTTCCAAGCATAAGCTACGTGAGTCGCAGAACGATATTTAGTAGCGTATGGTTGTCTGATGAACGGAGTCGTCGCTTCAGTATAAGGAAGAGTTACGCATCTTCCTGTTTTTTGCACGTTCAGTCCACCAGTAAATTGGATGTTAACGAACTCTCTAATAATCTTTGGTCTTGCTACACCTTTCTGAGAATCAATAGCGATGTTGAACTCAGGATTTGCTACATCAGATAGGGCAAAATTACTAAATGGATCAGTAAATATACCATTCTTAAATCTATCAAGGCCATTGGCATCTGTAACAGTCATGTCTTTAGCTTGTTTCTCAAGTAGAGAAAGCTGTGTGTAGTATTCAAGATTTGAAATTCTCTTATCAAGTTTACCAATATCCTGCATAGTATATCTTCTGTTTGCCAGAGGAGTAACTGAACAAGAAAGAGAAGTATCTCTACATAGGCTATAACAAGTCTGATTTAGAGAAACTAGACCATTTACCTGATCTGAAGACAGCGATGGATACTGAGGAACATATATTTCAGCAATAACCATGCCGTTGTCTGGATAGAGCGGTTGACTTGGTGTAAGACTAGGAACACCTTCTTTAGTTTTAATTACATTAGAAGGAGTGATGTAGACTATGTCTCTTCTTGGTATATAGAAAGTTATATCTGCTTGCAAGTTCTTTCCATAAGAAGGAACATTGAGAGAACTAGTACCAAAAGAAACGACATTAGATGGATTAGTATTGCCTGCTGCTAATGCGATAGCTGCAGTTACTTGTGATGTGTTTGAAATATCAATATTGCCAGTATCTAAAGCCGTTGGTACTGCTACTGGTCTAAAATCAACAAAGTCTCTTAATGGAGTCTTAGCTCCCTTCTCATCGACATATAGAGGAATGTCTTTAGTCTGAATTGCATTTGTGTTTGCTGTATTTGCGTCGTCAATGGGATAAGATTCAACAGTAAAGAAACCAATACCAGGTGTAGTATTTGGAGTAAAGTAGTCAAGCTGAACGAGTAAGTTTTGCTGACCGGTTAGACTGATTGTACCTGGTTTTAGACGCAGATACGCTAGATCATAATGTGTATCTTTTTGACCAGTATCAAAAGTAAATATGCTTGTAATATCTGATGCGACTTGAGTATTTGAAGAGTATATACCATTATTTGTTGAATATACTGCAGTTACTTTCTGAACATCACTAAATCCTAAGCACCATGGCCCTGAAGGATTAGCTGCAGCGTTGATTGTTACGAATCTATTCTTCTTAATTACTTTATTTGCAGGAGAAGTAGCTGTTCTAAGAACGTCATAAGTAACATTTACAGGTATAGAAGATGAAGGAGGGGTGTTTAGATATACTGTGAATGACGTTGTATTGGCTACGTTAGCGTATGAACCAGCATTCTGTAGAGAAATTGGTATCTGTTTTCCTGCAGGAAACGCTTTATAATATGCAGCAGCAGAATTTGCAATAGTAAATGGCGCATCGACTGTCATGTATATGTTGTTAGCGATAGAAGTAATCACTCTAGTGGTAACGCCATCGTAAATAACGTCGCTAACTGCAAAATTACTTAGGAAAGTCGTAGAAGTTCCAACGACCGCGTTAGAAGTAGGAGATACAGACACGGTTCCTGAAAGCGCTGCTGAATATCCAGTAGATGTTGGTGTGATGTTTATGTTATACGCCTGCAGGTCGTTCAACTGGCCGAGACCATATGGTAGTATATCAATGCCACCAGGAGAAGACGTCGTGATTGTTACAGTGGCTGAGCCAGAATTAAGAAGACTCGTTGACGACTTCTTTCTATATGTATATTCTGTATTGTTATTATTAGAAGAATCTCTCAGAGACTTAACACCAGCAACACCAAATGAGAATAATTGTTCTTTCTGAGAAGCGTTAATCAACCCAGGAGTTGCAAGATCGGCGATCGCCTTAGTCGATCCACTGTTGTAATAGACTGATTTAATTTGATTAGTATTATAACCACTATTCAATTTAATATTAAACACGTGTAAGTTGTATAGTGCGTTATTTGATCCAGGAGTACCAGAACCATTGTATGTGAAGCAGCGAACCATGGCTGTGCCGACAATATTACCAGAAGGAGTTAGACCTAAGAAATTTCTGGTAGTCACAGATATCTGAGCGGTATCGTAGAGCGTAACTGTCTGACCATGATCAAAATCAAAAGAACCAGAAACTTCATTTAACTGGAAATAGTTGCCATAATTGAATGTGATCTGTTGTTCTTTATTTGTCTGAGTGTCTGTACCACGGCGCATATTGACGTATATAGATTTATCAATAGTTACTCTTGAACCTTGAGAATAACCTGTACCTGGATTAATTTTAGCAAATACATAATCAGAGTTGGCAGGTGAGACGTTCGTATCACCGCTGTTGGTTATAGTGTCGATGGTGAATGGGTTTACTACGTAGTTGCCCGCTTCTTCATATATTCTTGTAGAAATTGCATCGTTGATTGCAGAATATATCTGTGAATCTGAAGACTTAGAAACGATTGAACCAAAATTATAAACGGCAATAGGATTGAAACCTACGGTGTTCGCAGCGGTAACTGGATCAAGAGACACTAGAGTTGGTGTAATTTTTAATCTATGAGCCCCTGGTGCGTTTTCATTTGGATATCCAAGAGCGTTATCATAGAGCGTTGAGTCTTGATTCTCTGTTATGATTGTTTCAACTGCTTGGAAACCAACGACATTATTACCAGCAAATGTTCCAAAATTATTAACAAGTCCAAAAGTTGGAGTTTCAACTTTAATGAAAGCACCATCAAGAAATACAATACCTTCAGAAACAGTAATACCATGAGCATTACCGGTTGCATTAGTTCCAGCAACATTCGCTAGAGTATAAACATTAGCGTTATTAGTTACTAGCGTTAAGCCACTTGAGTTACTATTGTAGAACTGAATAAGTTCGCTATTAGAGAATATCTTTTGACCGCTAGTGCCGGTATTGATATAGTTCAGATATATGATGTTACAGTTTGGATAATTGGCTTGGAAACCAACGTTAGCGAATAGGACTCTTGCTCGAAGATTTGAACTAGCACTTACTGCTATGCAGTTGACGAAGGTTCTAGAATCATATCCATTAGCAGACGCATCAGAGTCAGCAAGAAATACGTAAGGAACTACTGAAAGATCATTTACCGTGCAACCCTGCACGATGTCACCGTTCTTAAACGCCCACTGTCCAAATCTCTCAACTTGAGTCTGAAAGATATTCTGTAATTGAGTTAACTCACGCGCCTGGACAGCAGTCGATGGACGAAAAAGAATCTGATGATAATTCTTAGTCTCATCGTAGTCATTATAATATGGAGGGATATTTAAATTTGTCGTGAAAGCCATGTAAGTTCCTACTAAACTTGAATAATTAACTTATAAGATTCTAGCTGAGTGTTTGAGCGTTGAACGTCAATCAAATTCTGAACGTATAGTGGCTCAAGATCTTTAGCGTATATGTTACCAAGTGTATTTATAGTGATCTGAGTTGTTGTTCCAGATTTAGATGCTATATATTCGCCATTAGAGAAATTCTTATCTCCTGTTAAATATATAGTAGTCGTGTTAGCAAAAGCAACTGTGCCTGTAGCGTTTGTAGTCTTTCCAACAATAATATCACCAACGTTATAAGTTACAGCTGGAGATATATTTGCTTGTAATACTTGACTGAAAGTCGTATTAGTCCAAGATAGAGCGCTCTTTGAACCATTAGCTTGATTAAGAACTCTTGGATTTTTAATGATACCAACTTTATTATAATGGACATTTGTTGGAATAGTATTATTTTCATTATTAGAAAAATTAAATGAAAAACATAAACCCTGCACGTTTAACTGTGATACAGGATCATAACCATATCCACCAGAAGGTGGCGTAATTGCATAAAGATTAGCGCCGGAACCATATACGCCAGGTAAAATATAAGTATTTGCTCTAGAAATATTAGTTCCAGTATCTGTAATTACCACCCCATAGATAGCATTAGAATATGTATTAACAACAGAATAACCAATAGGATTAGTATTACCGTCTGTATTAAATAATACTCTTGGCGATAAAATATACTTTGTAACACCGGGTGTAATAATGTTAGTATTTACAGCGCTATCCACCTGAATCCAATTTCCAGATGAATTTACGTTATAATTCGTAACCGTTTTTAACTGCGCAGTATTCTGACCAGTTGTATAAATGTATATACCACAATTTACGAAAAAGTTTGAAATAGGTGATTGAGTGCTTTCGATCTGTAAGATGTTAACAGAAGGATTAGATTGAATAATACCATTAGCGTATGTTCTATAATCCGAGCCACCATTAGCGACTACTACAACATCAACACCAGAATTAATGGCTGAACCTAAAGATAATGTACTATTTGCATATACTGGAGCAAAGGCAGCTGTAGAATATTTCTTATAATCTGAATCACTAATAGAAGTTATGTATCTCCATATATATCCATCACTCTTTGTAATCGAAGTAGATTGAATAATATCAGGTTTAACGGTTGAAGGATTGCCATTAGCATTATCTAAACACATGTATATATCATGTGATCCACCGGTTGTTGCTGGTGGTGTGATTACGTAATACGACAATGAATAAAGATTAGCATTGGTATCATCATATCTATCGTATACTGTATTTGATGTCCATTGAATATTCTTAATAACCGGCAAGATGTTATTATTAGTTATTTGTTTACCAAATAACATCTGCCAATTACTTGTAAAAACTGTAGTAAATTCATCAGTGGTTAAAGTGGGTACACCTGCAGTCAGAGATACAGGATTTGAAGCGAAGGCATAATAATAAGAAGTATTAGTTGAGATAGTACTTACTAGATCTTCAATAATCGCCTTCTTGTATCTTGGTAAAAGTGCACCCATTTAATTTTTAAACTCCAATAGCAGTCCAGAACACGTTTGTTGCAGTCGTATTAGAAGTTAATACAGTAGCTGCAGCTTTTGTCCATGCAGTAACAGCTGGAGCGTATGTTGCACCGGCAGTATTACTCGTTGCGGTAATTGAATAAGCGTTAGTAGCAAATGCTGGTGTGAATGTGATAGCGCCAGCAGAACTAGTAGCAGATACCCAACCCCACATTAGACGAATACCATTTGGTAGGTAAGTATAACCATTCGCAGCGCTCGTCGATGTACCAAGATTAAGAGTATTACTAGTAATAGTAGCGTTTACTACGCTGATTGTTCCGATACCAATGCTAGTGCATGATCCGGAGTTGCCAACCAATATAGAACCGGTGCCAGATGAAGAATTGATTACTAGAGATGTTGGTGTTAAAGTAAGATTGCTTACTGTATTAACAAGAACGTCAGCAGTATTATTACCAAACCCATACACGGTCGAGTTACCAGAATAGAAGTGTGTTGAGTTAGTATAAGCGTATACGGTCGAGTTACCAGTTCCAATGATGGAGCTGTTAACGACAGTACCACCGGTGGTTGTTTGATAACCAGCACCAAATGCAATGCCAGTAGTCGTTACTGTACCATTGACTGTAAGACCGGTAGAATTGACTACCATCATCAAATTGGCGCCAACGTTCCCGGTAACAGCGTTAGTATAGAAACTCAAACCATCAGCAGAACCAACTGCGATACGGCCATTGCCAGTAACGTAATCAAATATGATACCGTCTGTATATGTACCACCCCAAACACCTGTCGAATACATACCGTTGGTAGCTTGAATTGCTGAGTTAGAAGCAAATACACCAAGAGAGTTAGCAGTAACAAAAACGGTGCTGTTACCAACATTCAACGAAGTCGAAGTTACAGCGGCATTCACAGTTGAGTTACCAACATAGAGATTGTTGTTAGCAATAACAGTTGCCGCGTTAACGTAACCAAGGAGTACGGCGTTATTACCATTAACAAATACAGTATTTGCAACAGTCAAAGAGTTAGCGCTAATAGTAACTTTAAGATCGGTAGATGTAGTACCATTAGCGTGGAACTTAATAGTGCCGTTGTTAGCTGCAGTGCCAATCGAAAGACTACTGTTAGAAGAATAAAGATATCCTTCTAGAGCACCGCCGATGTTATATGCTGTCTGATTATAGTTCGAACCGTTGATGCCAAGATCGATATAGTTAATAGAATCGTTACCAGAATCAGCGGTAAGAATAAGGTCTGTAGTAGCGCTGTTACCGGTGTTAGCGTTCTGAGATACGAACTCAAAATAGTTGTTTACGTTACCATTACCTTCTACACCGACAATACCACCAGTGATACCAGCAAAGTTATAGCCAGATGATAGACCAATACTTACTAAAGAAACAGCGTTAACTACGTTTGCAGTAATCGCGATTGAGTTAACGATACTGTTTGACTGGGTGTTGCCAATATAGATCGTGCTTGTATTAACACTAACGTTAGAGATAGTATTAAGTAGAACGATAGAAGAAGTGTTCATCGTCGCGTTAACAGTGCTGTTTCCAATGAACAAGTTGCTAGAAGCGTTGGCTGAAATAGAAACAGAAACAGGATTAACAGTCACGACACCTGTAGTATTTGAAATTGTTCTATAAGTAGCAGCTGAAGTGGCGTTCGCCGTAGTGTTTCCGATAGTAATCGAAGAAGAATTAACAACGGAGTTAATGCTAGAATTACCGACAGAGACAAAGCTCGCACCATTTGCTGCAACACTCAAAGAATATGGATTAATAGTCAGAGTTCCTAGAGTATTTGCTAGACTCATAGAAATTGAGTTAGAAACTGAATTGACAGTGGTATTGCCAATTACGATATAAGATGAGTTTACGAAAACGTTGACCGTAGAATTACCCACGCTGACATTTCCGGAAACAAGTGGTATAGTATATAAATCAGTAAAATTCTGATTTACTTTATTCATCGCAGTGCGTAGTGGATCACCTGTTCCATCATTGGGCACTGATCCAATATTAATTAGTTGTTGGGTCAACTTTTATCTCCTTTAGTAGCTCAAATAGGTAGCGTCAGCAGTTAAGAATACGTTATCGATCGAGAAATCTGTTTCATCCATAGTCACGTTCAGATAATATTCATCTACTGTGAGTAGTGTACTGTCTGAAGTGGTTCCGGTAGTATCAACTGTAAAGAATACTTCATGAACTTTTTCATAGATTTCAGAGACAAGAGCCTGCTTTGAAATTATAGAATCGACATTGAAGTAGTCACCAAAGAGTTCCATACCAGAGCTATGAAACGTATTATAAATTATTTGCTTATATTTATCTAATGTACTGGCAGCCCTGATCTGATACGAATAGTCTTGATAAAAATAACTGTCTTGTATATATTTATCAGAATTTAAGAAACTTCTAGTCGTTGACCAGTAACCAGGAGCGACGCCTATACCTTTTTTATTGATTTTTCCCACGACTTTACTATACGTATTAAGCATAGTAGGTGGAGCGAGATCTGACGTCAGTTTTGCTCCAGTACCATGAGTTGTAGCGACTGAAATGATAGGTGGACTAGTGTAGTTTGCACCCATATTAACAAGGGTACACTGCACGATGCCACCAGAAGTATTTGTCTGAATAAAGCCGTTTGCCTGCACAGAAGTAGTGCCGCCGGTAAATACTAGTAACTCACCGTTTGCATACCCAGAACCACCAGCTACGACTTCTGGAGTGGTAATACCGTCGTAGAGATACGCGTTGATAGTCTCACCCTGCAGATAACCCTTGCCTGAATCATATGCGACTGCTTTACTTACGATGTTATTACCGTTGTTTGGAATGGCGCCAATGAAAGCGTTTTCACCGGGAACTGTACCGTCTACCATATACATCGGAGGCTCATATAGAGCGAACTGAGATCTCATCAATGATGGTGCTAGAAAATACTGTGCAGACGATGTTGAGTTATTAGTCGGTGATCCATAAAGAATAATTAAGCTATCATTTACTACCTTATTAATGACTTGGAATTCTAGAGTCGTAGCGTTAGCGCTATTAGCCTGTAGACCTATCACGTCATTTGCCACATATAGAGAATTAAATCCAGTTCCAGTTCCAACGACGTATGGAACTTTATGGTATTGTGAGAATGACGTAGAATTATTAACAGGCTTATCAGTCAGCGTTATTGAGGTATTACTATTAACAGAATATATTACATGATACTCTTGTATTCCACCCGTATTAGCTGCTTGTAATCCAATAACGTCTCCATTAGAGAATAAACTTAAAAATCCAGTACTAGTTCCAGTTAGAGTATTTGACGTTGTGTTATAACTAATCTGTCCAAGTTGTAGCTGGAATATGTTAGCATTTTTATAACTTATCGTTCCAATATTAACAGCCTTTGAAGTCAATGAAGACCGCAAGAAAATGTTTGGAGAATATATATAATTATTTCCTGGATTAATATTAGTAAGTGAATATACTGAACCGAAGTTATTATTAGAGTAACCTAAAGCATCAGAAAGATTATAAATTAAATTAGCTGATGGATCTGATGGAAAATTATACTGAGAAGCGTTTATTGTAGTATTTCTATAATCATAAATTAGATCGGTATTATAAGTATAATTCTTAACGAATGACAATGGTCCAAGATCAAACGACGCGCCATAACCACCGTTATCGCCAATAGCTTTATAAAAGTATATAGACGTATTGGCAGTTATACCTGATCCACTTTCACTAATATAATATTCTAATGTACCTTGTGATCTAGACGTCTCAGTTATCTTTAATTTACCATTAACACCGTATGATACCGCTTGTCCAGTTATTGGGTCAAAGCCGGCTATTGCTAGAATATCACCAACATTAAATCCATCACCACCATTAATGATAGTAATATCTGACATCGATCCAATAACTGTCGGAGCATCATAGAGAGTATATGCTGATGTATTTGCATAGTTTAATAGCTGTTCACCTATTACGAAATCTGAGCCTCTTGGCGTAATATTTGAAATATAGAGACTGTATGTTAAGTTATTGTTTAATGATTCTTCATTAACGCTCTCAATAGTGCCTACAGTATCAGATATTGATCCAATTACCTGTAGACCTATTAGATCTTTTACGACTGTGGAATTTGTTACTTCAATGTATTTTGGTTGAATCCAAGTACCATCAGAAACTTTTAACATATCATAACTTGGACGATAAATTTCTATGTCTTCATCGTAGATAAGTCTGAATAATAGAGCATAACATCTATCTGTTCCTTTTGAGCGATAGATATCCAATATATGTTTTAGTAGAAATCTTTTATCTGAAATGATATTAAATGGAATGCCATATAGATATTTCTTTTGAAAGTAAACAAGAAAATCATTAATATTAGTTGTATCAATATCTCTATATTCGAATAGGTTTCTAGCTCTGCCTACGGCATTTTCATCTTGTTCTAACCATTCATAATATGCTTGTAAAAAAAGAACAAATGTTGGACCTTCTGTTTCATAAAAAGAAGGAAATTGATTCTTTATAAAATTTGATATAAATTTTTCTACAGGAAATGCCATATTAGTTTGAAGTACCTATTGCATTAATTGTTACGTCTATCGCATCTATTAATAATATTTTTGTTTGACTTACCATAATATCTTTATTTAACGGTTTCATATATATTGATATGTACGTATCATAATAAGAAGCTGCAAAAGTAGAAATACTTACTGTTCCAGTTGTATAATCAATTGTTCCTAAATTACCATTTAATATAGTAAATACACCATTAATATCAGTATATACAGCAAGATTACCAATATTATCATCTCTTATATAGGATAAAGGATAATTAACATTTGTTTTAGGATCAATATAAGTGAATGATGAAGAAGTAATTACTGGTTCATCTGCAAACGCAGAGTATGCATTATATCCCATTGATGGATCATAAGATTCAACATCCGCTGGATTATTAAAACTAAAAGATATAGATGTAGCATAATCAAGAAGAGGCGATAATCTTTTAGAAAGATATATATCAGTCTGATTTGATATAATACTTGGTTCTGTGCTATCAATTGTAGCAGTAAATTTACTATATCTAAAATTACTATTAAACTGTTCTAGATTATTATAAGAGAAATTAATAATATTTGTTAAAACTAAATTTTGAATATCATTAACATATTTCGTTGTCTGTGTTGGGTCATAATTGACTTTACTATTAACTCTTACATATAGATAGTCTGGATCTTGCATGACGATACGCATCTGTGACTTATCAAACATGTAATTAGTAATTTCACTCTTTAGATAGTTTGGAATAATAGTAGCGCCGTTTGGTTTAATACAGACTACGACCGCTCCATATTGTTTTGGCTCTATCTCTTGTCCGCCAAACACGTTGATGTCTTTAATATAAGAGCCGTATTTTGCACGAATTAATGACTTGTAGTCGTCATTAGAAACTCCGCGCTCCTGCGTCGCATACCATCTTGGAGCTCTAAATCTAATATTTTCTATAGTCTCAGAAGATGAACCGCCAATTGAATTAGCCTGTGGAGTTAATGTTGTGACATTAACAGTTCCGCCATTAACGTTATTCAGACTTTGAGATAGCTGGAATGAAGAAACACCATCTGCTAGTGGACCTTTTGATATTCTATAATTTGCTAAAACGATAGCTCCATTTTGTGGTCTACGACCGTACACACCGTCACCAAATACTAGTTCATATAGATTGTTCTGAGATGCTTGTAAGAAATATATATCAGAGACGTCTTTTAGTCCAAATAGATTTACAGCTTGAGAAAATATAGTGTTAGTCTGACCATTATCTTCTACTACGTTTACTGTTAACGAACTAATATCGATATTTGGATTTGATAGGATAAATCTTTGATTATCAATCGTAGAATCGACAACGAACGATTGATCAATATAACTTCCTTCAAATATTTCAACGTTATTTGCATAGTATATAGTATTTGCAGAAGTAAATGTTGCTGTATATGATGTCACAAATGTATACGTACCATTTGAATTAATTCCAGTAAATATCGTTCCTTGTGGAATTGTAAGTTTACCGTTTAGTCCTGCAGTCTCAAAAACTATATTAACATTAGCTTGTGAAGACTTATATGATTGTGGAACGTAGTTTAATTCTTTAGCGTGAGACACTACTGAATCTAATTTCTGAGCTGAGTCCATAAACATCTCAGAAGCAACCATATTAAGATAGAATGAATTAAGATACGTATTATAAGACATGATGTCTATTAATACATTCATGTTAGATCCACTAAAATTGTAGTCTTTAAATGTATTTTGAGATTTTAAGAAAGTAACAAAGTTATTTTTGAGATTATCAAAATCTAGACTCGTTAGGTTAAGACTACTATTTGCGGCCATTATCGGACTCTTTTTAGATTTAGTGTTAAATCAATAGGATTAGGATTATTTATCACGTAGAAAATAATGTTTATCTGTAGATACTGTTTACTCTCTACTGGAAGAACGGTCACACTAACGTCTATCGCTCTAGGTTCATGATACTTTATAGTATTTTGAATATAGTTAGTGAGTTCTAATGACGTTATTAGATCATTAAACTCGAATAGACTTCTATTAACATTTGTTCCAATATCAGGCTGAAAGAATCTATCACCAACGTTGGTCAACACTAGATTCTTTACAGATTGTTTAACAGCGTTTTCATTTATTGTCTTTGCTATATCTCCACCGTTTGGTAGAGGAAAGAAAGAATTTAAGAAGTCCGAATAATATTCTTTTTTCTTTGAAGTTTCTGTTAATGTATCAGCTCTTGTTACCATTTTGATCCTTATGGATAAGTGACAGGTGGTGAAGACATACCGCCACCGTTGATCTTGACTGGATGACCCTTAATATCAACTGTTCCAGAACCAGCGTCAATAGTAATACCAGAAGTAGAAATTGTTATCTTAGAAGAACCCACTTTAATTTGAATATTTTGATCAGAAGTTATAGTAATGCTCTGTTTTCCGGTAATAGTAACGTCAGAATTACCTGTTACTTCCATAGTATCTGATGACGTCAAAGTATATTTAGCGTTCGAAGTCTGTGTCATATCAGACTGAGATAATATATTTAGGGCAGCGTTCGTCTGTACTTTGAAGTCTTGTTCGACGTAAATTCTACCTTTTTTCTTTGTGTAGTGATCAGAGTTTCCGCCGGTGTATGACATAAATTCAGACTGTTGACTCATGATGCGAAGATCAGTAGTCATGTCCACGATAGCTTCTTTTGTGTTGTTGTATCGATAACCGTCGTTGTGAGACGAAACCTTACCCTGGGCACTTAGCTCGTGGTGTTCGTTGTCTGTGTAGGTCGTTAGCACGTTCTTAGCGACGTTTAGTACTTGTCCATAGATTGCTCTAGAGAAGTCTTTTGCTATCTCTCCTTGAAATCCACCAAGATTAATATGTCTAAGGCCACCAAGAATCATTTGATCCATAGCACCTTCAGTTACTCTTGTCTCACCATTTGAAGTTAGTGTATTTTTCTGATTTGCTGTTAGTTCTACTTTATGACCATCCTTTGTATGTTCAGTGTACGAACCACTTGGATGTCTTACTCTTGAAGACTCTTGATCAGGCGTGCTGTTCCAGAATATCTCATGTCCGCCAAGAGTGTGAACCACTTGATTCCATGGATATTCCCATACAGCATCGCTTTCTGGTACTTTCTTATTCTTTGGATCATTAGCCATTAGTTGTTGCTCGCATAAATTGAGAAGTAACCGAACGTCACCACATTAGCAGTATTAGAGTTAGGAATGGTGCTCACGTTAGAAACTGTATTACCAGTTTTAGTGATATAAGTTAATATTGAAGTATTTGGCGTGCTGGTACCGGTAGGTGATCCACTACCTCCGCCACCACTACCTCCACCTCCACCACTTCCTCCACCCATATTACCAAATCCAAGTAGACCACTTCCCATTAGATTTTGCATGTCATTCTTCTGCTGAACTGCCTGTTTTGCAAACTGCTTCTTCTTGTTGACGTCTGCGTTTTTCTTTTGATAGTCCTGTAGTTTCTTTTGAATCTTTCCTTGATCTAATACAGACATTGGTAGTTGGTCTGACTGCAGCATACCAATCAACTGACCCAACATTCCAAGCAGCTGTTGAATCATATTGTTATTACCGTTTGAACCCTTACCTTGAGTATTCTCGTTACCTTGAGCAGAAGCGGTATCTCTCGCTCTCTGTGTGATGGTCGTATGCTCAGCGATAGTCAGTTTGCCCGCTTTGATAAGAGCTAATAGATCATTTATAATTTCATATATGCCGGCGTTGATAGCATCTTCTGTCGGCGTCGCGGTGTATGGTCTGTTTGCTGGACGAGGACAGAACAGTCTTTCACCGTTTGGTCCTTCCCATTCCATATAACCAGGATACGGATCTGTTTCTATAAAATAAAATACTTGAATATAACCGTCTGGTATTAGTGATATGTCAGACACGTATCCACCAGGAAGAATTATCTCACTAACCTGCGTTAATGGTGTCTGCGAAACTACCGTAGTGTCAACTCCGCCGCTGGTATTGTATCTATTGATGTCTACTTCGCTACTCTGAGAGATTGTTATATAGGTATTTGTATTAAGATCAGCACCGACGTTGTTCATTAACTCTATCATACTCAAATACAAAGCTTCTTTATCAGCAACTGACATGCCGGCAATAGTATTTGTTGGTGTAGAATAACCACCAAGCTGATTTAATAGTTCGGCGGCTGTTACAGCGATGTCGTTTGGAGTCGTTGGAACTTGATCGGCGTAGTATGGACCATTTCCACCGCCAGGAGCACCACCAATGCCGCTGCCACCGCCATTACCTCCACCTCCTCCACCTCCCATACCACCAAGCATACCAGTCATGCCAGATAGCATCGAAAGATCAACACCAAGCATTCCACTCAAAGAACCTAGCACGTTACCAATGCCTATATTACCAGCTATACCTGAGAGCGACCCACCCATAACGCTGCCGGCTAGACCGTTGATACCACCTATTCCATTCATGCTACCGACTGATAGTATTTTCTGGAACATCTGTGGAGCCATCATTAAAGCACCGGCTTCATTCTGAGAGTCGATTCCTAAAATCTTATCGAGTATTCCACTGTTTTTTGTCTTATCGATAGAGCCGACAGTTGGTTTATCTTTAGTCTTAGCAAATTTATCTCTCGCTGTCTTTAGACCATCTTCACCCTGTTTCTCTGCAGGATCTAATTTATTATATTTTGGCTTTTCATTTTTAGATACGTCATAATTATAGCCAACTTTAGTGACTACATTTGTTTTCTTAGAACCTGGATTTTTAAAAGTAGTCTTAGTAGTTCTACTTGCAGAACCAATAGCGGCTAGAGGAACGTCTGAATACGATTCATCGATATCGTCTTTTCCTTTTGTATTATCATCTTCACTCTTCTGTTTACCAGCTCTTGGAAAAGAACCCATGATTACAGGATACTGGTGGGCATCGTCTAAGAAATATCCCATGACTCTAGAACCAACAAGAAGTCCGGTCGGTGACGTACCAATTCTATTAGTCGATGCTGAAGTGATAGGTAATAATACCATGGCCCATGGAAGATCTTCGTCTTTGATATTCTGCTCATCGTCATGGTAGCCGTATATTCTAATCTGGACTCTACCAGATTCCCATGGATCTTTTAGATTTCTTACTTCACCAATAAACTTATCCATTACGAACCTACTCCTTGATCAAAACCAGCTTTAATAAATTCAACAATCGTAGTATATCTAGGCGATTGTCCAGCAGGCTTCATTGAGTGCTTGACTCTAATCACTAGTACCTTTGCGGTTATCTGTGTTTCTTCTTGTCCGCCGGCGTTATCAGAAGATTTGTTTGGTATTTTAAGTTTGATTGTAGTTCCTACTCTAACGTCTGGATTACCGTACACTTCCATCCAACCGACGTCATTTCCTAATCTTGCAACTACTGCTGATTTATAAGATTTTGTCTGACTGATATACGTCTGGTCTTTGTCGTTTTCAGGTGATATGACCACATGTCTTATTGGCTTCTGTTCCTTCGACGGCTTATTGATCTTTTGCTTTTCTTGACCAGAAATAGGTGACTCAGATGTAGGCATTTTAGGATCTTTAAACTCTTTATCTTCTTTCTGTTGTTTACCTGAAGCAAGATTATAAGAGCTCTTTGCAGTAGGAGCGTTCCAGCGATATGGAGTCAAGAAAGAAGAAGGAATGTGAAGATTTAATATATTTTTTTCATCTGGACCCTCTGACGTCTTACTGCCGGCAGTTCCGTCCTGTGAAAATTCTATACCGGCGTCGTCGTCCATCATCTTCTTAAACGTAGTAAACTTAATAACCTGATCGCCTGAGCTGTTTCTAGTCTCAAACAGAGAAAATGCAGATCCATCCTCTTCATAGTTCTGAGAAACGTGTCTGTCCTTTAAATGATCGATGAATTTGTGCGGGTGCATACTGTTACCAAGTATTCTCTGCTTGGCTTTAGTCTCTTGACCGATCTCTACTTTTTTCTCTGATTCCCAATAATTTTCAACTACGTCTTTTACTATATTAGAAGTCTGATCGTGATAGCTCTTGTTAATTACTTTGTTTTGAGACTTGAGTAGTTCAGGTGAGCACATGCGAAGCTGATAGGTCTTGCCCTTCATGGCGCCGGTATGTTTCATCTCAGCGTTCTGTAGCATCGCAAATTTAAACGTAGCAGTGTTCTGTCCCGCCCCCTTAAAGCTAATATCTACAGTCTCATCACCGGCAAATTTATTCTTTCCTAGTACGTCATTAGAATCAAACACAGTCACGTCTGCATACGTATGATGATCGATGGCGCTCTCGTAGACATTCATACCAAGCACTACTAGTTTTTTATCACTCGCTAGGTCTATATTACCTCGCGATGAATTGATTGATAGAGTATCTAGATCTATATCGCCTGGTGATGCCATATTATTTCAACAAGTTCTTTATATTTAACGCTATCTGTCTCGAGTAAGTACTGTCTACTACATTAATAGTCTTATTTCCTTCATTCTTCTCATATTCATAATCATAGTATGTTACTGGAGAAAAGTATGTAACTTCTTCCGGCAGTAGATTCTGCGCATAGAATGAAGAAGAGTATATCGCATTATTTACTCCACTCTCCGTTCCATATATATAACTATTACTGGTGATATACGCATAACCTTCTAGATTAGACTTGACATACGGCGGAATAAAGTGGTGTACCTCTGCTGGACTGTTAGTTCTTATATCATTGAGACCGATTTTTGGACCACCGGAAGATAAAGATAAACTAAATCCAATACTATTAGCCGCGACGACGTAGTAGTATGAATTAGCAGTCAGCGCTGATAAGGCTGTATTACCAGTTGGAACTTCGTAGTATATTCTTTCATTTATATCGAACTTTAAGTCAGAATTAGCTAAAAATATCGTAGCGGTGGCAGGATCAAATCCAGCAATATTTGCCGATATCGATAGCTTATTACCTACCACGAATCCAGAAGTATGCTGAATATAGACGTATCCGTTATTAGCAAATAGTACCTGTCCACGACCAGAAGTATTTGCGTCATAATAGACATTCACTATCTCATCCGTCATAAAGTCTGTATTACTTACTGGATAGGCGACTATGTTATTAGTGTTTATTTCAGTATCATCTTTTTTTCTCTGATAACCTATGACGTTGTTCATAGTGCCGTACTGTGGTTCCCAATACTTAAATAGGGTTGGTGGTAGGGCATCGTATTCACTAATAGATATAGCATTTGCGCTGAACCAATTATTTTTATAATATTTTACCTTAACTTGAGCTAATTCATATGAACCGTATTTCTTTTGAATTAGCTCACTCAACTCTTCTTCTTGCAGATACCACTCATAGTATGGATCTACGACGCTATTAGATAGGTATAAGAGCCAACTATAAAATGAATCGTCATAGTATCTGTTAGCGAACTGATCTGGTCTCTCATAAGTCTCAATAGTATATGGATAAAACACATAAGGATTCTTTAAAGTATTGTCAGTAAAGACTACACGCTCGGTGATGTCTCTTGCTTGATTATTTGCATAAGTAATAATTGGAAACTTATCAAAATATCTTTCTGACATATACTATCCTATCTTAAATCTTCTTGTAACCAGTATTCGATTTCTGTTAGATTGACTGTCATTCTTACTTGAGTTGGGCCGCCGGTGTTCTTAAAGAAAGATGGATTACCACCTGGGTTATAGTCGTATTGAACAGAATTTATAGCGCAAGGCTTCATCTGAAATAGATAATCATCAGGATGAAACTGCGGCACTACTATTTTTGGATATTTTAGCGTAGCGTTAATACCAAAAAGGTTTTGTCCTGCGCTAGGCATCATATTTTTTCTAAAAGTCTGTAGTATATCCTGTAAGTCTCTAGTTTCATCTTGCGTTCTTGGAGCTAGATTCCAAGTAAAAGAAAAGTGTTTAAACTGTGGAGCTTTAAACAACATGACTAGAAATGGATTGATGGTCTGTCCACCAATATAACCTAATCCTACATTTCCTGCTTTTGCTATAGCTTCTGCAGAAGCCAATGCGCCTGATACCGAACCAGAAAGAATACCACTAGATAGAGTAGATGCGGCGTCCCATAGATTTTCTTGCTGCCAGTCTACAGTAGGATGATCATTTATTTTATCTGGCATTGGAAGTATGACCGAAGAGCCGCCGGCAAATTGCAGAGAAGCTCCGGATCCACCTCTGTTATAGTCGTAAAAAGAAAATGAAGTATAAAAGGATTTTGAACCATCAGTTAAATCGCTAGGGAATTGTGTTCCACCCCCGCCGATAGATGGTGCTGTTGGTGCTGCCATAATAGTCCTTTAATAAATATTTTTTATATTTTATTTATATCAAGTTTGAGAGTTAATATGGCCACCTACAAGGGTAAATTTAAACCAAAGAATCCACAGAAGTATAAAGGAAATCCCACTAACATCATTTATCGTTCTAGATGGGAATTGAAACTAATGTCTAGACTTGACGACGATCCACAGGTCGTGCAGTGGTCTTCTGAAGAAATTATAATACCTTATATTTCTCCAATTGATGGTAAACGACATCGATATTTTCCTGATTTTTGGGTAAAGAATGCGAGTGGCGATGTGATACTCATTGAAGTTAAACCATTTAATCAGACCAAGCCACCAGAAGTAGTAAGCAAACCAACAAGAAGATACATAAATGAGGTAGTCACTTGGGGAAAAAATCAAGCAAAATGGAAAGCGGCGGAAGAGTACTGTGCTGATAGAAAGTGGAAGTTTGTTATCATGACCGAGCACGAACTAGGTATAAAATTCTAATATAAATATCATGAATTTAACAACTGGAAGATAAATGCCGTCAATAGTATTTCAAAATCTACTTAAACAATCTAGTGTAAAAATTCAGTCAGATGAGAAGAACTCTGTTGACTGGTTCCGAAAGATGGCTCTAGGTGTGAAGCAGGTAAATACAAAAGACTTAATAACTGATACTAAAGACCCGTTCAAAAGAATAGTAAAACTATCAGAGACGTCTGTCGGTAAGATGTACATGTTCACTTACGATCCAAAGACAAAAGCGGATCTCCCGTACTACGACAGATATCCTTTAATATTTCCAGTGGACTACCACGCTGATGGTTTTTCAGGCATCAATCTTCACTATCTACCACCATTAGCTAGAGCAAAGTTGATGGACGCTTTATATACCATAATAAATAACAACAAACAGGATAAAACAACTAAACTTAAGATATCTTATCAGGTATTAAAGTCATCTTCTAAATTCGTACTATTTAAAGCTTGTTATAAGAAGTATCTATTTAATCATGTTAGATCAAATTTTTTATATATTGCGCCAGATGAGTGGAATATTGCTTTGATGCTCCCAACTCAGAAGTTTCTTAAAACTACACCCGGTGGTTCTGATATTGGTGTCGATACCACACAAATCTATAGGGATTCGATAAGAAAAACATATGTTTAACATAGATAATTTTAAATCAAGCATAGAGAAAAACTCATACCTTCAAACTAATAAGTTTAAGGTAATAATTCCTGTTCCACCGTCAATAAGTCAGCATGTAGTTGGTCAAGGCGAGGGAGATGTTGGTAAGCTATTAACTTTTAGAGCTGAAGCTGTAAAGGCGCCTGGTATCACCTTGAACAGCGATCAGGTATATCGCTATGGTATCGGCACGCAGCAGCAGATGCCATACTCGGCTTCATACACCGACAATGTCATCTCATTTATATCAGACGGTCGTGGTACGATCTGGAATTTCTGGTATCTATGGATTAGAAGCATATTTGGATTCGCAGGCAACGATAGTTTTACCGGTGGTGGTAACTTCAACACCATGCCGGACTATCAGGTAGAGTATAAAGAGAACTACGCTACAGAGATTTCAGTTATAATTTTTGATAATTTTGGAAATGAGATTCAGACAATTAACATGTATGACGCATTTCCTATATCATTTAATGACGTGCAGTTGAACTGGGCAGATAATAATAACCTGCTGAGAGTGACTGTCGGATTCACCTTCAAGGAATTCACAGTCGATGGCGCCGGTATGAACGCTCTATCTTCTAACATACCACCGAGACCAAAGATTATCTCACCGACGATTTCATCTACTAATCCAACTACACCTTCTGCAAAACCTAATACGTTTTAATTGAAAACATAATGGAGATTTATAATGTCAAGTTTACCGAAGATTAGTTATCCTATCAATGACGTTAAAATACCTTCTCTTAATAAGTCTTTTAAATTTAGACCATTCTTGGTTAAAGAAGAGAAGCTGTTGTTGATGGCAAAAGAGAGTCAGACACCATCTGATATCCTGCAGGCAATTAAGCAGGTAGTTAATAACTGTTCGATTGATATTAAGTTTGACGCCGATAGACTAGCGATATTCGATTTAGAATATATCTTTTTAAGACTTCGCGCTATGTCGGTGGACAACGTAGTCAAGGTGACGTACAAAGACTATGAGGACGAAAAGAACTACGATTTCGACATCGATCTCAATAAAGTAGAAGTAGACTTTCCTAAAGAGTTCGATAATAAAGTAGTAGTCACTGACAAGTCCGGCATCATCCTCAAGTACCCATCTGCCAGTCTATATGACGATAAAGAATTCATCAACTCAGAAAAAGACTATCTGTTTGAGCTTATCGTCAGGTGCGTAGATAAAATCTACGAGAACGAAAACGTATTTGAGGCAAAAGACTATTCTTTAAAAGAGATTAGAGAGTTTCTAGAAAACTTAGACGTTAAGACCTTTGATAAAATTAGAGAGTTTCTTCTCAACCTTCCAAAGCTTAAATACGTAATAGAGTATAAAAACTCGCTAGGAAACGACAGGAAGATAGAGCTTAATTCTCTCAATGATTTTTTTACCTTGCGCTAAACCACAATACGCTGCATAACTATTTTGCTACCGTGTTCAGTTTAGCGCAACACCATAAATATTCGATTAGCGACGTTGAAAACTTAATGCCATTTGAGCGTGATATCTATGTGGATATGTTAGTCACTTACATCAAACAACAAGAAGAAGCGCAAAACAACGCACAGAATAGGTAGTAAATGGCAAAGCAAAGAAATATACCTGTAAGAGATATAGCCGCCAATCCTATATTAAAGGCGGCGTATGAAAAACAATTACAGGAAAATCCTGTCGATAGCGATTTTAGAAAAGCAGCTTCCGAATACGATCCATCTTCCATCAAGGGTGTAAAAGATCTCAGCAACGTAGTTAGAGATCAGAAGACCTATATGACTAACCTTGATAGGACTCTAAAGAGACTAGATAAGACCATTAACAAGGTCGATGGTACCATGTCTAAGACGATGCAGGTCTTGACAGAGTCTCTTGGTATTCAAAGAAAAATGGTATCTGAACTTCAAAAACTCAACAATTTGACTCGTAGAGAAGACGATCAGATGCTTGAGGTGTTGCAGGACATCGATGATCATATAAGCAATGATGGCGGGAAGGCTGAAGGTCATGGCAGTGAATTAGCTAGTGGACTGCAGAGTAAGTTAGAGAGTATACTGTTAAGCGTATTTAATAAGACGGCTCTACAGTTAGGATCGGCAGGCGCCGGTCTGTTTGCCGGTATAAAACTCAATGAGCTTATAAAAGATTTTACTAATAGCGAAACAGGTCAAAAAATTGGCGATGCTGTCGCTACAGCTAAAAAGAGTATAGGTTTTACTCAGGAAAACTTTCCAGAATTAACTGAGATGATTAGATCTTGGTATGGTACTGGAATCCCTGAGATGCTTGGTGGTAAGAGCAAAAAAGAATTTGAACAGTCACATAATCTAACACCAAATAAAGCTGAAGTATCTGAAAGCATTAAAGAGCTACAAAATAAACAACAAGCTAAAAGAATTGGTGAACAAAGATATCATGGAGATGAATTAACCGAAGAGCAAAAGAAAAAAGGATATGAAAATCCTTACAATAAAGATCCTAATAAAGGTGGTTATAATTCTTCTAATGAACAATTTTCTAGTGGAGGCGAAGTTCCTAAAAATGGTTGGTGGACTTCAGAGAAACAGAAACAAGCTGTAGATTATTTAATTAAAAATGGTGGATTTACAGAATATGGAGCTGCTGCGGCTGTCGCAAGAATGACAAAAGAAGCGCCAAAAGGTCCAGGAGATTCGAATAACATAGGTGGTGGTCACTGGGGTATAGCGCAGTGGGGAGTTAATAGAAGAGGTCGTGAAATGGCCAATGCTTCTTTTGAAGAGCAATTGGCTTGGTATGTTAAGGAAACACAAACAACAGAAAAACCAGCAGGAGAAAGATTTAGAACAGCCAAAAACGCTCAAGAAGGAGCATACGCTGCAGCTAGTTTTGAAAGAGCAGAAGGATGGAAAGAAAGTGGTGGTAAAAAAGATGTTCTAATGAACAATACACCAATTGATGACGTTTATAAAAATACTATAGGCCAAAGTTCTTCGACAAAACAAAACACTCAAGAATCTACAGAACCACGTACTATAAAGAAATTTGTAAAAGGCGCTGGTTGGACTGGTATGCAAGAAGTACCAAACCCAAAATATAAAGCGCCGGATGCAACTCAAGTTGCATCTTCTTCTTCTAAAGTAGTGTCACCAAACGAGGGACGTGATGCAAATTCACAAACAAAAACTAGTACTGCTGGAGAAAAAGCATATTCAGGTAATTTAGAAGGAGTAAATAGCGCACTTGTTTCTGCGTTTGAACAAGCTGCAGCAGAATATAAACAAAAAACACATAAAGATGTTAAAGTCAATTCTGGGCTTAGAACTTATGAAGAACAGCAAAAATTATGGGACAATAGAAAAAACAATCCAAATCCTGTAGCAAGACCAGGAACAAGTTTGCATGAAAAGGGTTTAGCAATTGATATCAATTCTGCACAAGCAAACGAAATGGACAGGATGGGTATACTTGCTAAATACGGATTAAACAGGCCAGTCCCAGGAGATCCTCCTCATATACAATTAATGGGTACAAAATATAAAGAAGCTTCTAATGCTCCTTTACCAAACATAGGTCCACCTGATACAACTAATACATCACAAAATGCACAACCTGTTTCTCAACAGCCGATGACACCATCGATGGGTATGCCTATGATGGGAGGTTTAGGTAATATAATGGGAATGATTGGTGGAATGGGAGGCATGGGAGGAATTGGTGGTATGCTTGGAATGGCAATGCCGCTTATTGGTAATCTTCTTGGAAGTATCTTTGATGAAAGCAATGGACTACCGCAGGGAATGCCGAGTAGACCAGCATCTTCTTTAATACCTGCGTTTGCAGACCAGTCAATAATGGGTGGTTTGAATTCTGCAGTCAATGGACAGGATGGCGCGCAGGGTAGTCAAAGATTTCCATCGCAGAGTCAGAGCGCACAGGGGCTGCCTCCTGAAGTATCTGGAGTCGGTAACATGGCCATGTCGGCTACAGTCCCATGGGCTGACCTGCTTAAGACTATATTTGGATCTGGAGCTAAAGAAGGTCCGCACAAATAAAAAGGAGGGCCGAAGCCCTCCTAGTATTAGCCGGCTAGTGACTTAAAGAATTCCAAAGACTCATCGTCTTCGTCATCGCTACCTGAGTACTTAGGAGCGTGAGTCGCCTTAAACGACGGAGCAGACTCCTCGCGCGCCCACGGCACTTCTTCCTCTTCAGCCTTCTTTACTTTAGCCGTAGCGTCACCAGATAGTACCTTAACGAGCTTGGCCTTCAGCTCTTCATATGTCTTAAAGTTTTCAGGCTTCAAGAAGTCTTGAAGTGAGTGCTCAGACTCCCAGACCTTCTCAAGCTTCTCGTCGTCCTTGAGCAGCGCGCTGACCTTGTCGAACTCAGACTTATCGTAGTTGCGATAGCCTTCTACCTGACGAATCTTAAGCTTGAAGTTCGCACCAGCCCAGAGATCAAACGGGTTCATCGCCTCTTCATCAGCGAACTGAGGTTCCATAGCTTCCTTGAGCTTGTCGAAGATCTTCTTGCCGTACTTGTAGAGGAATACCTTACCCTCATTATCTGGGTTGGCCTGATCCTGAACGACATAGATGTTTGAGATGAAGTGAAGACGACGCTTCTGCTTACGAGCCTGCTTGCGCTCTTCTGAATTGTCGTCAGTCGTAGAGTTCCAGAGCTTTGAGTTATACTCAGATACTGGATCCTGCTTACCGATAGACGTCAGTGAGTTTTCGATGTACCATCCGCCTGGGCCTTGAAAGCCATGATCAAAGACTCGTACAAAAGGTACATCCTCATTAGGGGGAGCAGGGAGAAAACGAATAACGGCATAACCATTACCAGCCTTATCTACAGTCGGTGACCAGAAGCGATCGTCGCCCGCCTTCTTAGCACCTTCTTGATTGGAAATCTTGTTGAGCTCTTCAGTGAGAGCGGATAGTGACTTGTTACCTGATGCTGACTTAAGCTTTGCAAAATTGGACATATGTATCTCCTTGTATATGCGTTGTATGTGCTATGTATAAATGGCATCTGTATCGCCATTATTATTTATTATACTACTCTTTACCATAAATGTCAACCACTATCTTTTTAAACTTCTCCTTGTCATACTTAATAAACGGCGTATACTTTTTTACTCTCATACTTATCTCATCCCACACTGGATCGTACTGCATCTTCTTGTCCCAGTACTCTTTAGACCTAGTCAACTCGAGCATGATGCAGAACGTCTCGATAGACAGATTCCCACTTAGGTAGCTGCGAAGAAAGTGTGGGTGCTCTCCATCTTTATGGACGAAGTTCGAGTTAAATGGAGTTAGCATTCCCATCACCTCGTTCTTAAAGATGTAGCTGAGAGACTGGTTTCTTTTCTTCCACTCTTGATATATCTTCTCAGAGCTTGGAGAGTACGCTAGGTCTCTAATCCAAGACTTACTGTTCTCTACAAAGTTAGATATGAGGAAGTTGTGTACGTCTTCGTGCTTGGCCAGCTTCTCAAAGAAGATACGATCCTTTCTCTTTTGGAACGTATCGACTTTAGTTCTAAGCTTACCTTGGTACTTTATGTAGTCGTATTCTGGTTTTGTGAAGTGGTTCTTAAGAGCGAGATATTCGTTGTAGCATTCATATGGCGTCATCGTCCTCTTTCAATATACCCATAAATTTAATGAACAGACCCTTCTCACGGCCGTAAGCCTCGATCTCCCAAGGTTGTTCCCAGTAGTCCATGTTGTCTGAGTCGTATTTCTCACCGAGCCATTTTACCATTCTCGCCGGCCGAAATATATCCTTAAGCTCACCCTTAGCGTACTGCTTCAGGTGGACCATCTCGTGGGCCAGCGCGAGAAGTATTTCTTTCTTTGGAAGCTTAGAGTCGATCGTTATTAGAAAGTCTCTAGCCTTGTGGTTGTCGTCAGTCCAGTCGCAAAAAGCGTACTCGTTAGATCCTCTATCAAAAGAGATAAACTCGATTGTAAGATCTATGTTGTTGGCTAATTTCTTACCAAGAAGATACTCTCCGTAGAATCTAGCAGCTTTTTTCACAATATAGTTAGATAAATCTTTCTTAGGTTTACCCACTATCTTGATGAACATTTGACACCTCCTCCAAATGCTGGGCTCGGTATATTTATAAAGGTAGGCTATTTCCCTTTTTAGTCTTAAGAAGATTAACTAATTCAGCTTCTCCACGAATCTTTGCTCTAAGAACAGGATCCTTCTTGATTAGTAGAGCTGCAGCCTCCACCTCGTATCTATGCTGCTCACACCAGAGCACCACACTCTCGGTATAGGATATGTCCTTCATCCATACCAAGTCTTCTATCTCATTAGCAAAGGACTCATTCATCTAAACTTCTCTCTCAATTCCTTGACTCTGGTTCTTAAATAGTCTTCGATGATCTTTCTCTTTTCATCGTCCTTCTCAAATTTAAGAAGACCAAGCTCGTACTCAAAACAAAATCTCATGTTGTATCCCATTGAAGGAATAATACTCTTATTTCGGTCCATATTGTTTTCTCCAGAGCCAAGCGTTGAGAGATGATACCCTACCGGCGAACCAGTTCATCAACCCGCTGTTCCAGAAAAAGTGGTCGTATTTGCCCATTGTACACTCCTATTTGATAGTGATTTTTGTCTCGTTGATATTCTGTCTTACTAGTTCAAAAAGAGTCGCCGAGTCTGATGGGGAGACTCTGACACATCCGTGACTTGCTGGACGACCCAGGTTATTGACACGAGGAGTAGCGTGAATAGCGTAGCCGCCGTTAAAAAAGATCGAATTTGGCATTGGCGCATTGTCGTACTTCTTTGAGTAGTGCATACGTTGAAGTGAGTATGGATAGTAGGTTCCAACAGGAGTGTAGTAACCCTTTCGAGCCGTAGACACCGGCATCACGTCGATCAGCTCACCATTCTGATACACCTCCATCGATTGATGTCTCTTGCTGACTACCAGCTCTATGTCTGCAAGAGCCGGTGTGGTAAACATAAGAGCCGCGAGTAGTAACTTCTTCACTCAGTCCTCCATAAGATTGTTCTTGATCTCTCTTAGAATAGTGCTTCGCTGTTTAGACTCTCTAAAAAACTTGTACCAGTACGGCATGCGACTATACTTGATACCAATAAAGTCTTTGAGTAAGACATTTTCTGACATCAGCTTAGCCAACTTGGTGTTGAGTTCAAACTTCTTTAGCGTAATATTCTCGTCTGTAAGAAACGTTACATAGCAATAATCGTCATCCTTGTTTAATTTTACATTATTAATAGATGAATCAACAAGCATTGCGCATTCAATAGGTCTAAACCATTTACCAATGTTAAACTTACCAGGAATAAGTCTTGCTGATTTAGTGAATTCATTATTACTAAAATAAGGTCCACTAGTCATAATCTCGAGTGACTCTTCACAGAACATAATATATCTCACCTTTGCGGTGATCATTCCATCTGGAATACTTCTTAAATGTAAATAACTATCAAAGAACTTTTGATCATATAATAAAGATCCAGCTTTATCATTCTCTCTATCTAAAGAGAATTCATAGTCGAATGGGAACTTAAGAGCATACGTATTCTTTGTTGAGTCTTTAACTGCAGGACAATATTTAATTTTAGTCTGCTCACCAATAAACTTCATATCACATATACGTTCAAAGATATTCTCTGGTTCAGCGCAGCAGTTTGATGTAGAGAACGTATCAAGAGAATCATTAAATACGTCAGTAAATGCGGACCAATAGACAATCATTATAATACTCCATAAAGTGGCGATTCCACCAGGATTCGAACCTGGACCTAAGGTTTAGAAGACCCCTATGATATCCCTTTCACCATGGAACCATTATACATATAATATCACGTTCCGCTGGTCTTGTAAACTTATTTGATAGCGTGAGTGTCTTTACCCTTGAAGCTCTTCTTCACGATCTTGAGCCAGAGCTTTCTCTCTTTCTTAGCGTCTTTGTCGATGATAGCCTTATAGAACTTCATGATGAGACGCTGAGTCTTACTCAACTTCTTAGCCATTTAACTTCTCCTAAAGAATTGCCAGATTCTGTTTCTAGGTTCTGGCGGACCCAATGATTATGCTGCTAGAGCAATATCAAATGGTGCGAAGTTATCGTTAGCACCTGTTATTTGCCTTTGGTCTCCTTGAACCCTTACTACGCAGATCGATTCCCAGTATCACCCCCATCATAAGCACTCTTTTTAGCATAAATGGACTTTTGAGTGTTTATGGTGGAGGTGGGGGGATTTGAACCCCCGTCTCTTACGTCTATGTCGTTCCTCTCAACGACCTTGGCAATCTCTATTTATAATTGTCTATCACCTCTTCATCCGGTAAGATGCTACCAGTTGCATGGGTTCGAAGTGTTGTCCCGTATAGCACACTCTGCGTACTTTGCAGATTGACAGCTAGCCAAGCTACAAAAGGATAACACCGTAATTAGTAAAAAATATTTCATACTTTCTGTCCTCTTACTTTATCTAAAAGCTTTGATAAGAACTCAATAGCAGAGTCATTGAATGTTACATCGTGGACTACACCGGTGACACAGTACTTCTCAGCTACAAGAGCATTCCCATCCTTTGTCTTATCATACTCAACAGTTATTGCACGACGATCATTAGAGATCATGAGCTCCTGTCGTCTGCCAGCTGTTGTCTCACCACCATAGACAGTGACAAGGTGATTATCCTCGATATACTTCATGAACTCTTTATTAGGATAGCACTTATACTCTGGCTTCGCCTCTTGTGCACCTGCATATGTTAGACCAAGCATGGCACCAACAAGAATGCCATAGATATATAAAACTTTAGTCATGTTCTCTCCTATTCTACATCAATCACAGCATTGACGCTGAGACATGTATATTCTATCTTATTTTGTCTACGATCATAATGGTACGTATATTTTAGAGGTATGCCTCCTGCGTCCAAACACATGTTATCAAAAGATTCTTTATGTTGTTGCTCTTCATAAGCAGCATATATAATAATAGATAAGAATACGATCGATAAGAAGGTCATTACATTTAGCAATACGTCTAGAAGTTTTCTATTCATCACACCATCCTTAGTTGTTCTGTTTCATCTTTAAATAGTTTTAATTCGCTATTTGTTTCTATCCATAATGATCTTTTATTTTCTTTCTTATTCTCTTCTTTACATACATATAGACATGGTCCTAATATATCTATTGCTTTACATTTTTCTGTATTATCATTAGTGGTAACATAGCATATTGGATTTGATCCAATATATATACCGTTTGGCCAATAATTTTTCTGCATAGCATTCTTATCTACCAATATTTTAGTTTTCATCTCACCATAATTATAATGATCGTCATCATGGTAAGTTACTTCTGATTTAGTAATACACCAAGCGCGTTTAATTCTTTTAGGAGTTCCTGGTGTTACAGGATAATCCGGATCATCTATATAAACTATTTGAGATGGTCCGGATACGTATAAACCTCGTGTTGCTGTTCCAATAAGTTTCCAATTACTATCTGAAACAACGATAGTTAAAACAGGATCAAACCATAAGTTTATATTCTTTAAACCCACTAAATGATCCTTAGTAATATTGTGCTTTCATTAATGCGCGACTGTATCGCCGCATTGTGTTTGAGTTCTTGATCGAGTTTTCTAAGAATAATTTTTCCGCCATCCAAGACTTTCTTGACCACTTCTTCCGGCTTGCGACCAGTTCGCAGGGTAAAGGACGATGCTTCATCGAATTTAATAATCGAAGCCCCCTTAACATCAAGACCTCCTCGATCAAGCGCACGAAATACCGAGATCGTCTTATACTTTGTATTGAACGTCCATAATTCTTGTGCGCCAATGATTTTCTCAGGATTAACCGACGCAATCTTGAACGTGTTGTCTTCTTTCTGATATTTGAACGATTTAAGTTTCTTCTCGACCGACTGAACTCTTGGTTTTCTAGGCGCGCGAGTTCTCTTCGCCACTCCGGCATATTTTTCGGCATCATCGCACATAGTAGAGTAGAACTTAACAAGTTTTTGTATATCGCTCTTTTTAAGATGTTTATATCCCTCTTTGAGTTGCTCATCCTTACCCTCGTATGCCTCAATTAGCTCATCAAGAACTGGTGCCAATTTAGCAATGATAGATGTAGAGTATGTAGCTGGTATGCTATTACTCTGAAGCCAATTGTATAGAGAGAACTCTTGATTTTCATGTATATAATCATCAATCATTCCCTCGATCTCACCGAGTATATCATGCGTCTTTTCTCTCATACGATCTTGAATAGATACTACCGGCTTATCATTCTTCTCTTCTTTAATCTCTTCTTTAACTTTAGACCACATTGTGGTAAAATTACTACCAATAAATTGCATCGTGGTACCAGCAGGTTGATAACCACGATTAATCATACGACAGAGCCAAGCAGCCGTCATTGGTATATCTGTGTCTGATATACGAGAGAGTTTCTTAGCGAGCTCAGGCTTGCCAGTGTTCTTAAAGTACTCCTTGATGTAATCACGAGCATCTGAATAGTTACACATATAATTGTACCAAGTCAGAGCGCGTGCTACATTGATCTCACCAACCATCACTGGCTCGTCGCCCAGATACTTACCATTGATCACCTGTTGCTCGGTCTTAGTGGTACGAGTAACTTTAGGTTTACTTTTGATTAAGTTAGGACGACGAGCCATCATTATCTCCAATTGTTATTATAATTATACACCATCGAAGCGATGGTGTCAATCAAAGACTTCCTTTAGCTGAATTATAAGTACGTAAGAATTCACGATTATTTTTCTCTGGTAGTCTATAGAGCTCATACTTATCTAACTCTTCTACAAATCCAACGCTTGACATACCTTTGATATAGCAATAGCCTGTAAACTTAGATCCACCAAGTTTCTTAACAATATCTTCACATTCTTTTGTAGTTATTGTAGAACGAGGCCAATCAATAATCTTCTCAATAAAGTTTTTCTTTAAGTATCCACGTGGAAACTTAGATCTCTTTAATTTTGGTTTCTCTTTATTATTGAGAGAAGCCACGAAATCCGTGACTCTCTCTACTTGACTGGATTCTATATCAAATATAACTTGAACTTTCATAATATATACTCCTGTTATTAAGCAGTTTCTGCGTATTCGACTGCCAGCTCGAGAGCCTTCGTCTTGAGGTTCTTATTAGTACCATACCAAGCAGAGGTCAGACGAGTATCTGCTGAGCGACCAACAAGATGGTCTGTGAGGTAGGTGACTGAATTATAAGCCTGCCACCAAGAACCCTCAGCGTACTCAGCTCCGGGCTGCTCATGAACAATTGATAGTGCACGTGAAGCGTTACGAGAAAGATCTTTCTTATTCTCATTTGAACCACCAACAGGGAACAGACGCTGGAAGTACTCGACGAGTGACTCCTCCTTATACATCTTCTCACCAAGGAACTGAGCCATCTCTTTGTACTGAGCCAGCTTATCCTTAGCGACACCGAGCATGATCTTGACATTGTCGGCATCAAATTGCTTGCGATGAGAGATCTTAGCCATTCTCTCTACCGAAGAACTCAGTGATAGCGACAGTGTATTGTTACACACCACGCGGATCGGGGTGAAGCGTACGTCGGTGGAGAACCCGTACTTATGGAAGTTAGAGAAAAGTAGATAGGAGTCGATCTTATCTCCCTTGAACAGCTCAAATGAGTCATTCACCTTAGCAAGAGCCCAGACGATCTGGCCATTTTTGAGTGAACCAGCCGTGTGCATCTGCATTTCACCAGCAGCAATGAAGTCGTTAAAGAACTCAAAGGCTTCGAGGTTCTGCACTGGGTTCCAGTCGTCAGACACGATGTCAAGGATCTTAGAGTCTGATGAGCGAACAAGAGCCGCACGAGAAAGCTCTACCAACTCTTCTTTAACGAGAGCAAACGTCGGAGATTTCTCGACGGTCCAGTTGAGACCAGCCTCATCGAGCATCTGGAGTGGAGTAAGATCAGGAGATACCTGTTTGCCTAATCCATGCCATGGAACATCACCTGCGTAAGCCATCTGAGCCACGCCATTTACGAACTCAATTTCATGTGCCATAATATAGTTTCCTTTGTTGTTTGACTATAAGATTATTATATCATATCAAATCAAAAAGTAAACTCTTTTATGCTGATCTTAGAGTGTTAGCGTAGGCGGTATGAGCGCATTTAAAGCCAGAGATCCACTCGTTCTGACGATAGAGCTCTGTCTGGACCAGCTTATCATTGGTCTGATCCACTGATAGATAGTTGTAAGGGCAATCCCTAACAGCACCACCTTCTAGATAGTGCTCTCTACCCTCTTCAAAGAATTGATTAGTGTACTGCCATTCGCCCATGTATCACTCCTCTGTCAAGTCTTTCTTATTACGATCTACACCCACGAAGTTCTCTGGGTGCTTTAGTATCTCAGCCAAGAAAGTAAGAAACTCTTTTAAGTCTTCTTTATTATACTTAGCGCCGATCTTCTCTTCTCTAAGATATGCTCCAATTAAGCAATAAGCCTCATTAGCTGCTGGATAGTTTAATTTATCTCCTACTAACATATTAACTCCTGACTTTTGTTAAATAATTACTTATACTCTTCTAGAGTCCTATAATACCAGTAATTATCAACAAGATTTTGAAATTGACTCTCGAGTCCGTAATACACGTCACGGTCCATGATCGCTCCGAGAATATAAAGATAATCTTCTGGATCTGGTAAATATTGCTTACACAGATCAAGATAATCTCTACCACTCTTAGGTGGTTTGACCTTCACCCCGTCGATGACGTAGGGCCAGTCTTCTGGTAATGGATCGTCGATGGTGGATGTGTTTAACGGCTTCTTAACAGGAAAAGCTATAATCTCAGCGGTCATTATACCCTCACTAGTCTCACTACTTTAAAAGTGGTGTTGTTGATCCAATAACCAACTTCCCATGCGTTTAGTGACATATTGTAGCGTCTCACCATCACTTAGTCTCCAATACCGGCTTACCAACTAGGCGATCCTGCTTTAGTAGATGGAGGAATATGATAGCGTCGTTCATCGTAGGAAACTTATGACGACGCTCGACGATAAAACCATCGTCGTTCTTAACAGAATAAGATACTCGAATAGACTTGTGATACCGCATAGCATCCTCCATCGTTGAGCTTCTCATATTTATTAACGCTTGTCTAACTTAGCACCAATGCTCAGTAGTACGCACAGGATAGCGAAGAGCATATCGTACTCCGCCATCACCATGTTACCGACAAAAGCGAAGTAGCCAGACATGGCTATAAAGATCATACAGATTATTTCCCAACCAACTGAAATCATTACGCAGCCTCCATTACTTCTTTGACATGAGAACAAGTGCGACGACACCCGAAACCAGTACAGTCACAGGAAAGAGAGCCAGTACCAGACATGGAGACTGTATACTGCTTGCCGTTCTTTCCAGGGATACATACGTACTTTCGATCATCATCGACATTTCGTGCAGCGGCGACACGCCAGCCACAGACGATATTATCCTTGAATAGTATTCTAACATCTCCGTTATCCTCTCTTAGACAAAACCAACTATCATCCAGCCAAGGGAACCTAGGAATAATATTCCCAGTGTAGTCACTATGAGGACTAATAATGCAAGAAGGAGAGTAGCGGTCGCGTATAGGGTAGAGTACATTTGCGATCCTCACTTTCAGTCTCATCTCTTATCTTCCCTCTCATATTCTCCACACCAGTCGTTGGAGTATGTGGCAGGAAACTCTGACTCTTCTGAGTTGACGCGCGTCGGTGGATAGCGCCGACAGGAGTTGGTGTCGTGCTCATCGAGACGCACCCACGAAGAGCGATCCCAATAGATACACGACTCACATGTCTTCTTTTTCTTCATGACCAACTATCCTCGACCAACTTACTTGCAGCACGTAATACGCGCTATCCTTTCCCAGTTGGAGCCCTGACGGCGAAGAGCGCCGAGCTTGAGAGCCATGCGGAGCGACAGCTCGCGAAGAGACTCAGAGTTCTTGTCGATGAACGACATAACGTCGGAGCGCTCAGCGACAGAGAGATCATCGAGGAGACCCTGCTTGATCACCTGCTTGATGCGGATGATGTAGTCGCGACGAGACTTCATGGCGAGGTCGATGTAGTGAGCGCGAGAGACCAACGCCTGCAGGTGCGGGGCCAGCTTGTGACCCTTGTCGATCATGGCATCAAAGTCATAGTTGGAGATAAAGATGATCGTGCCCTTGAACTCAAAGGTACGTGGGACCAGCATGCCGGTCTCATCGTCGACCAGCTTACCCTCTGACATCCACGACACGACGCGACGCTCAGTGGTGTCGCACACGGCTTTAAGAAGATTGAGCGATACATCGTCAAAGAAAATAGCATCGGCATCATCAAACACGATGACCTTACCCTCGTCCTTGTACTGGTTAAGCAGCTTGACAAGGCCGGTAGCACGAACATATCCTTTGACGATCGTGTAGTTATCGCCCGATGGATCCCAGGTCGACAGACGCTCTTCAACTGTGTACGACTTACCAAGACCAGCAGGACCAGAGACGATCAGGGCTCGTGAGTTACCACATGTGCATGCCTCGGCAAGTACATCAAGGATCTCAAAGCGCTCAGAGAGGCGGGCCTCGATCTCAGCGTCAGTCTCATTCGTGAGGTGGTCGTACTTTACTTTGACGTCGACCAACTTGTCGTATGACTTAGTGGAAGACTTGCGCTCATATACACCACGTGGCATGATTGACTCCTCGTTAGCTTATATTCTTATATTACCATATCTAGACCAGATGTACATAAAATAATGATTGTAAACTTAAAATATTTTTGTTTATGTAAACAGATCATTCGCCATCGACGTTTACAATCCTCACGTCCTTGTCGTACACTTGAGTTGGATAGAGCCAGTCTAAGAAGTTGTACGCCTCGTCGTAGCTCTCAAACGTGTACGGCTCATCGTGAGAGGGAGAGACATCTCTCCACTCCCATCGACCATCTGAGCCCTCGCGACCAACCTGCAGTTTGTACGTCATGGGATCATATTAATAAGAGCGCCGTTGAGCATCGCACGCACGGCCTGGTTAGGAAATCTCTTCTTAAGCTGGTCAAGAGCATGTTGAACATTATAACCAATATTCGCGACTCTCCCCATCGTCGTCCAGTTCTTAGACGCGACCTGTTGGAGCTGGATGTCTACGCTCTCCATATTATTCCTCCTCTTCCTCTTCTTCTTTCTTCTCCACACCATAGTACTTATCTATAGCGTCCTCCACGCGTGAGCCGTCGCGAGTGTAGAAGACGTAGTCGCCGCATTCGACGCGAAACTCAGAGTCCACGTACTCAAATCCCCCGTAGTACTGGAGGGAGCGATCGTGGCTCTTGTGTATGACCACGCACTCCTCGTCCACCCAGAGCCTGTAGCCGGCGCGTATGTCGAGCCCCAGCTTCTTCGCGTCGGTCTCGTCCATGTTCCTCACTCGACGATGAGCCAGCTCAGCGACCTCGTCGAGGAAGCTAAGCGTGGGTATCTCCCAGATTAAATGTTCCATGTTCGTCTCCGCGTTGTCTCCACGTTATATTCTTATATTATATTAAAGAGAGAAATTGTACACAGAATAATGATTGTCGACTACATTTATTTTTGTTTATGTAAACAGAATTTTTTTGATAAAAATGTAAGTTTACATACTCTTACCTATGTACATTATCTCAGAATATGATATATTAAGAATATGATCAACGCTAAGGAGTCAGACATGACAGACCTCAATAAGCTCGCCTCGCTCATCTCCACCATCGACTCAATAGACGACCTAAGAAAGGTCAACGAGTGGGTGAGGGCGAAGGCATCTCACCTCCAGCGCGTCTCAGCCCACTCATTCTACAAGGGTATGAGAGTATCATTTAAGTCTAATAAGACAGGCTGTATAATCACTGGTAGAGTTAATAGAGTTAATCAAAAGACTCTATCCATCATAGCCGAAGACGGTACGAGCTGGAAAGTCTCAGCGTCTCTAGTAAAGTCTATATAATAAGAGGATATTATAATATGACTATATCTCTAGATCTATCTTATACTAAGATTAACTCAGGATGTGGTACGTCTCTACAGGGATACATCAAGACCACGTACGCCGACCTCGTACACCTACTAGGTAAACCATCCTATAGGGGAGAGGGAGAGAAGATAACGTGTGAGTGGATTATTAAGTTTAATAATGGTCCACTAGTAACTATATACGACTATAAGACTGGTAAAACTCCTAAAGATCTATATGAATGGCACGTGGGAGGGAACTCTAAGAACGCTCTATTCTATATTAATGAACTCGTTAAGAAGAACGACGTCTACGCTATCGTGAGCTAGTCTACGTTGCTCCATATAATCCCCATACTAGGGGGATAGAGTATGACTAATGTACATATTTTCTGTGTGGATTAAAAACATCACTCTGGAAACACGTGCATCACTGTGAACCACCGTTTACATTCTGAAAACAAAGTGTGGTTGACATTCATGTTTACAGTTGACATCTCTGGGCTCTATGGTATAATCTAATTATGATAAGGAATCGCACGATGGTACGCAGGGCGCTCACTGACTTCTTCGCTACGGCCACTCTGACTTGGCCCTATCCACTCTGTAAGTACATGCTCTATCTCCAGGGCTGGCTTGGGTTGACATACGATAATATAGACTAGTATACAATAAACAAAGTGCTCTGTCAACTACAAATAATGGTTGACAATATCTGAGAACTTGGTATAATAGTCTATACGAACGACACAATAGGAGCTTGATTCATGGCTAGATCATCAGCCTACAGGTTTACAGTCACCTCTCTAGAGGATCCTAGACTGGCTGAGCTGAGAGAGTTTGTCTCGTATACAAACACCATTAGAGAGCCAGGTACCGAGAGACGCAGAGTCTCTATTAGGCCGAGACTGGGCAAGAAGAACCCATACGCGTTCATGTATCGCGGCATGTACCAGAGATCAATTAAGCGTAGCCATGCAAAGCACTTTGATATTTACGTCCACTGGGACGCGCGATGAGTATACATACGCCTACTGCACTATAAGCTAGGAGACTATCATGCCGTACTACAGATTCGAGGAAGCGTGCCGGACGTTGACAGAGTGTGTCGATGCCATAGATATAGAGGTAGATGCCGGCTTGTCTTATGATGAGTTCGTCGCCGGCCTGTCGAGCGACCATGATAGGGATTCGTTCGAGCAGCTGGTGATCGCATGCGAGAACTTTATCGAGGTGATTGAGTGGCTCAAGATACCGGTAGAGGACGTCGACGAGGACGGAGTATACATACGTATGTAAACAGAATTATTTTCAGTTTACAATCACTTTCCCTATTGACATATTCTTAGAGTATGGTATATTGAGACTATAAGCTAAGGAGAACGACATGAATGCTCGGTTTGTAAACAAGTCCGTACCATCATCCATGGCCCAGGCTATAGCTGCATGCACGGTGCCGGTCACGGTTGTCAACAAGGGCTCTAACAGGCGCCACCAGACCGGCTTCTCCAACACCCAGATCTTCAAGGGTACGTACCGCGTGCCGGTAAAGTTCTGAAAATAAGTGATTGTCGACTACACTTTTGTGGTTGACATGTTCTAAGAATATGGTAATATAAGAATATAACATGGAGACAAGATCATGAATACGCAAGAGCTTCAGAACGTCATCGGCCTCTCGATCGTTACGGTCGGCCTGCTGGTATTCGTCGTTATGGTTCAGGTGCTCGAGGTGATCCAATGAAGGTAGGCACGTATAAGCTGCTCATAGAGTACTACGACCACCAGTCCAACCACCCGCTCAAGGTCGCGTTCTCAGGGATCAGCCGGTCGGCGGTCCAGCGCTACATGGCCTATTACAGGAGAAAGTACGTGGTCAAGAGCTGGATGATGCTCGACCGTCCCGATGGACTTGTATCGTTCTGATACAGTTTATGTAAACAGAAAAAAGTGTATGTAAACTGCACTTTGTGGGTTGACAAGTTCCGAGAATATGGTACTATGAGAATATAACATGGAGACAGTGATATGACAACGTTTACTAAGCACGCATACGCCCTCAAGGTACTCGGCGACAACAGCGCGATCACCGAGGCAGACTTCATCGAGCAGATGCTCACGGGCGCCTGCTTCCTCAAGTCCAGCCCGTTCACGCCGGATCAGGCCAAGGCATACTTTCGCGGCTGCTCCAAGGAGCTCGGTCTCGTCGTAGCCAAGGCGGTTCGCATGAAGCAGCCCAAGAAGGCAGGCAAGGTCAAGGTCACGCCTCAGAAGTTCCCTAAGGTGCTCATGACCGATAAGCCTAAGGTGACTGACAAGACAGTCGAGGAGCTCGCAGACATCAAGGCTAAGAACCTTGCTCGTCTGAAGGCCGTTGGCGCCAAGTACCAGAAAGGCCAGGTCGCTGCGGTACGGTACTCAGACGAGCCCTTTGATGAGAGCGCAGTCCCGAACCTGCTGAACGAACTCGACTCGTTCAAGGCCCCAGCGTTTCTCTCGAAGGACGACGTGAAGGCGCTCGTCTAACAGGCTCTGCAGTGCGACTGTAAACGGTGTAGGCATCGGGTCTCGGCTCGGTGCCTATATTACATATTTCTAGTGTAAATTGTTTACAATTAACAAAATAAAAGTGTAGTTTACAATCACTTTCCTATGTACATTCTGGCCGGATATGGTATTATAAGAATATAAGCTGAGGAGAGTCGGATGGATCGCAAGGTTATACAGATCGCCTATATCGAGGACGCGGTGGAGCGCATGTCGGTCGAGGAGCTGGTGTGGTTCGCTAAGATGCGCATGAAGGAGGACCTAGACCTGCTGGACGACGAGGAGCTGATCGCTGAGGTCCGCGATCTGGCGCCTGAGCTTCTGGAGGAGTCGAAATGAATAGCGTGCACCAGGTGATCTTCTCCGGCTCGTTCCGGTACGTGGCCAGGCGCCTCGATGAGATGTCGGACCTCGGCTACAGAGTGGTCAAGTCTAAGAAGTGGTCCGACGACAAGTGGACGTACGTGATGACTAAAGATATTCGAAGGTGAACGGACACTTGAATGTTGGTCTAGCGTCTGGTTTGACTTTAGTGCATATAGTTCGTCTGGTAATACCGAGAGCATTAGCGCATTCATTAACGCTATCGTATACTATTCCGGTCTGTATGCATCTTACCTTCTGTCTGCGATGACCACTGGCTAACTGAGCAGCCGACATACTAAGACGTGCTTCTTCTGTTACTGGTGGTCTGTTGTGCCAGTTCTCTCGTAGCTTATCGGACATCTTCTTCCTGGCCTCTTCTATATGTCGCCAGCCGGTTCTACGTCTATTGGATTCTCTTATGGTCTCTGACATGATCTCGTCCATACCTACTAACCCTGATATGCATTTAAATGCGATGAGATCATAGTGATTGCCATGCTTCTCGTATAGCTCTTTATGAGCTTCTGCGTGTTCTTCTATGGTGAGTTTGATAAGATTAGATGGGTCGTCAGTGCCGCCCATGTGCTTGGGGATGATGTGGTGGATATGATAAGTAGTCATGCTGATGCCTCTGTGTTAGGTGTTAGAGCCCATGGATGTTAGCGCATCGCGATGGGTATTATATTTATTCAACTAATATACGTGATGGAGAAGGAGATCAAGCGATGAGCCGCATCCCTAGGGAGTACACGAACAAGATCGCCGAGATGGTCGACAATCACGTCCTCGACAAGGGCCGTCTCATAGAGGACCTGCTCTGCTGGATGTCTGAGGACGACGTCAAGGACTTCTACATGGCGAACATAGCTCCGGAGTTCGACGATGAAGAAGAAGAGGAATAGGCCGGTAAACGTATACGCCATGGCCCTGTCTGAGAATGTATACAGACAGAGGGTAGTGCAGTCGAGGCGCGTATACAATCGCAAGAGACTGTCTAAAATATAGTCATCGGTAACCCCTGTTTACATTCACTTTTTTGTGTACTTTATCTCCACTTATGGTATTATAAGAATATAGGCTGACGTGAGACACCATGGAGACTGTGATGAAAGTTTATACCCTTTCCCACTGCACCTCATACGAAGGCGATAACTTACTTGGTATCTACCAGTATCTCTCTCAGGCACAAGAAGCCGAGTATGCATTCAAACTCAACGAAGAAATGTTTGATGCTTGGACTGAGATACGTGAAGTAACTATGGGTGCTGCTCCTAAGCTCGATTTTGGTGGACTCGGTGAGGAGGTAAAGTAATGGCATATCTCAACGCGCTCGACGCCGACTCCGGATGGGTCGTCGTATATATAACCCTAGACAAGGTGAACTGGGCCGGCCCGTCCAGCTCAATATGGATCGTTCCGGGTACGATCGACGAAACCGCGAGGTGGTAACATGACACTTATGGAAGAGTTCGCTAAGTACGACTGCCGTCTCATAAAGGACGAGGAGTCACTGGTCTGGCTCGGCATGGCTCTCTGGGAGGAATGATCATGGCTGAGACCGTACTGGGGCTGCTCCTCGTGCCCGTCATATTCGCGGCCGCTGTCGCAATCGATCGCTACTTTGGAGACTGGTGATGCCTGAGTTCTTTTCTAGAGACGCTGACTCGAGACTCCATGAGATCGCGTCCGTGCTGTATGGCAGACTCGAGGATCTCAGAGAGGGCATGGACGTCCGGTCTGAGTTCAAGTTCCTGTGCGAGCTCCTAGACAGGATGGAGAGGTGATGTGTCTAAGATAGTAAAGATGATCGATCCTCCTGGTGGATGGAGATATGGTTTTCCTAAAATCATACCAGAAGGCGTCGACGTCATAAAGTGGCTGGTAGAACAGGGTTATCCACAGGCCGAGATCGACAGCTGTGGCGATCATTTCTACTGTAGGTACTGGCAGGAGGAGATAGACGAATGAGTGACTATACAGACCTTGTGAAGCGATTGCGTCGTGATGGCGTTGCTGCCCGAGACACATTGAAATGTGTGGAAATGGCGCCTACGGTTGACCCAGAAGATGCGCTTGAAGCCGCTGATGCTATTGAGGCGCAAGCAAAACGAATTGAGGAACTAGAGGCTGATCTCATAGAAAAGATTAACGTTGATAGGATCGTCTTGGAAGAACTAAAAGAGTCCTATCGTGAGACGATCCGGGTCGATGATGATGAGGCATTACTAATTGCCCTCAATGCGGTGATCTCATATTATTCTACTCATGAAGAGTACCAGGAGTGGATAGTAGAGAAGAATAAATTGAGGGAAAAGAAATGACTGACTATTCAGACCTTATGACACGATTGAGAGAACATGCCGAAAATATGTATGTAGATTTCCTCAATGAAGCCGCCGATGCTATTGAGCTTTTACAGCGCGAACTAAAATGCGCGAATGAACTATGGGAGCAGCAAAAGGAACTGGCATTGGAATATTTGGCTGACATAGAGAAGGCTAATGAGCGGATTGCTGAACTAGAGGCAGCGTTAAAGCCGTTCGCGCTAGGAGAGACAGCAATAGAAGCCGGACATAATGCTGCATCAGACGACTATCCTTTGATGCAAGTTGTATCATGTGGCGACCTACGCCAAGCTCGTAAGGTATTAGGAGAGAAGGAATGACTGACTATTCAAATCTTGTAAAGCGTCAGCGAGAAATATCAGAAGCCTCATACAAAATGCGTGATAATATTTACCGTCCAGTAAATGAGACTGCCGACGCATTAGAGGCGAAGGACGCGGAAATAGATTATTGGAAAAACCGCACCCGCGAAGCACTCGAAACAATAAATCACATCGAACGCATTGCACAAAAACAATCTGATGAACTGAATGTGCTTCGTGGTAGCATAGCGAATTACCAGGTTGGAGTGCATGAAGCTCGCATCGCTGAACTAGAGGCAGCACTACGACCGTTTGCTGATGCCAGTGATCTCCACCTTGGTAGCGATGATATGTCTATAGCGTTTCGTATAATCATCGGAAACCTACGTCAAGCTAAGAGCGTATTGGATAACAAATGACAGACTTCAGAGAATTAACAGACGAGCAGGTGCTGGAGGAGGCCCATCGCCTGGCGCGGTCCGTCTCGTACTACAACGCTGCAGAGGGCAACTGGGACAGGGAGCGTCGAGAGCGCGAGGCTTGCTACGTCCAGTATCGCGCGGTGATGAGAGAGATGAGTGCTCGTGGACTTGAGTTTGTCAACAAGGGGTACCTACTATGAAGTTTCAGTTAAGAGACCGTGTCATCATGGTCGTGACAGAGACAAAGTATAGAGGAGAGATCGGCACGGTCGTAGATCTAGACTGCGTCGGAAACCACGTGGTCAACCTCGTGGTCCAGTTCGACTGCAACAAGATCGGTCATCACGTTAGGTTTCCTTCTCACTACTTCGAGCTCTACTTTCGAAAAGAAGTGCATGATCCCGAACCAGTCAAAGACTATGAGAGCATGAACTTTGTTCTTCAAGAGAAGATACAGAGACTCAACGAGTATATCGCGAAGCTCGAGGACGACGGGTTCAAGTATCGAAGAGCTCTTGTTGAGATACAAATGAAGGCGCAGGAAACTCTAAGACCGATACCGTTTCAGGAGGATGAATAATGTTACTAAATCGCAAGACAGAGATCTATTGGCTGTGGAACCCTAGATTATGGGAGATCGGCTCTACGCCGAGGTTCAACTCGGGCGATCCATATGTCTCGTATCACTTCGGGCCGATATGGATAAGGAGGTGGGGATGGAAGACGAACTACTGAGACTCAAAGAGTTCAGAGATCTGGTATACTTCATAGCGAACGACTACCACGAGCTCTCGTACGAGAAGGCCGTCTGGCAGCGAGACGACTGGAAGAGGCGCTGTAATAAGTTAATAGAGGAATTAGAGTCAGACGATGATAGTGATTCGGTTCCCGGGCATCCACACATAGAGGGTGATAATGACTAGTCACTGTTCAATTTATACTCTATATAGAGCATTAATGAAGTCTCAGAATAGGGGTCTCTGTACCGAGCACAGTTTAATTGACTCCGCGCGCCTTTGGTGGTATAATGGCTACGAGACTAACGAGAGGTTATTTTGATGTCTTACATGTCTGATAAAGATCTTGCCATTAGAGAAGATATGGAAGACGTGGATCCGTATTCTTATTTCGAAGAAGGTGAACACGGTTTCATTTCGAGCTCTGTTAATCCATACGAGGTCGGTTCTTTCGCCTACTCAGAGTGGGACAGGGGTTATATGAGCATGGCGAAGAGGGAGTCTCGAGATGAGCGCTGAGCGTCCGAAGAGGCCTATATTGGACTCTACCACGTACTACAACTACGTCCCCGCCGAGCTGATCGACTGCATGAAGAGGTCGATCGCTGAGCTGAATGAAAAGGTCGAGAGGCTAGAGGCGCGCCTGTCGTACATCGAGCTGTTAGAAGACGAGGAGTCTACGCTACATGAAGAACATTGACATCCAGAGGCGTCTCACTGTTAAGGTCGAGTTTACCCCCGAACAGTGGGACCTCTATATACAGCCGGAGAACGACGCGGACTACGCCGCCGTCAAGCTGAATATTGAGCTAGAGAGGCTCGTTAACTCCGGAATGAGCCGTTCAGAGGTGGAGCGCTCCATGCACGAGCTCATGAGGTCTCTGGCCCACCACGGCGCGTACGACTCGGAGCCTATATACTTTCTAGGGTGCGTCCTAGACGAGGTGTACGCATGACGGTCACTGCACAGGTACCACTCGGGTGAACCGCGGGTGACTCCGTTTCAGGTCACCCACACACCTAGGAGACATTCAGTGATACTCAGCAGTGGGTCAGAGAGATAAAAAAATAGCCCTGCTTAAAGATATAAATAAGAGTACGTATGATTTTAGATAGGTGATATATGTCGAATTTAAGCGAGGGACTCCTACACCGTAAAGAAGTTGCTAAGGAGCGCATGCTGATATGTATGGAGTGTGATAGGTACAACCACACGACTACCCAGTGCGGCGAGTGCCAGTGCGTCATGCTGGTTAAGACTATATTCCCGAGCTCATCTTGCCCGCTCGGTAAGTGGGGCGCAGACCTCACGCCTAAGAAAGATTAAAGGATACTGAATGACATTACCTGCTTCCGGATCAATAACATTTTCTCAGATATCACAGATTGTATATAATAGTTCTTCTGCTACCACTTCACTTGGTACTTCAGACGTACGCTATCTCCTTGGTGTTGCTTCCGGACAGATATCTATTAGCTCGGGCTACAGCAAGCCTACGACGTACTCTTACAGCTACACCTCTCCAGGTACTTACACTCTCGTTACCCCTCCGTATCAGTACATGGACGTGTACACATATGGTGGTGGACAGGGAGGACAGGGTGGTTCCGGCGGCGGAACATGTACTCAGTGGTGTGGGGTTTACTGCTTCGTGTCGTACTGCTGCAATGTGTCTGGTCCAGGTGTTGGCGGTGATGGATCCGGATCTTCATTTTCTGGTGCTGGTATAACATCTGTAGTAGCGAACGCTGGTACATCTGGTGGAGCCGGTGGTGGTTCTGGTGGTTCTGTTACTACTGGTGGTGGTGGCGCCGGTGGTGGAGGTGGTGGAGCAACCGGTTGTGCTGGAGGTACAGGAGCGACAGGAAACGCAGGTGGTAGGACTATTAATACATATACACATGGTGGTGGCGGACCTGCTTACGCACTCTCCTGTACTATCGTTGTTGGTTCTGGTGGTTCAGCAACCGGCAACGCCGGCGCCGGCGGTAATGGTACCGTGAACGTAAACACGCGTTAATCGAGGTATAGTATGAAAACAAAAGAACAAAATTATTATATTCAACTTGGTGAGAACGGCGGTCCTATAACTTATCCTATTCTTGAAGAGAACCTAAAGCACGTCATTCCTAACTTCGATCCAAAGAACCCTCCGCAGAACCTAGTCAAGTTCGTCAAGACCCCGCCGCCTGAGCTAAAGGGTGAAGAGAGATACGACTACCTAGACTACGAGCACTGTCCTAAGCTGTCAAAGAAGCACGGGCAGCCTACGTGGAAAGAGGTCCACAACGTCAAGCTGATAACGCCCGAGGAGCGCGATGAGATAATCAAGAAGTTTAAGGAGCTCAATCCTGAGCTCGACGACTGGGTATACGACGCAGATACGGCGTCTCTAGTTCCTCCTATTCCAAAGCCGGTAGACGACAAGACGTACTACTGGGACGTTTATCATAAGACGTGGCTCGAGTCTACCCCTGAGCTGCACCTAGACGACATGATGGAGGTAGCTAAGGAGCTCGGACACGACCTGACTAAATTAGGTGCGAATACGAGTCTGAGCCACGACGACGTGAGAAAGATAGTAGACGAGGTAACTAAGGGACAGCAGAAGAGACCTCCAAAGAATTAGGAATTGTAGATATGAGTGAAAAGCCCCCGTTTAAATTATTGGGCAACGTCGATCCTAGAGGTCTAATTGAAAAAGTAAATTCTATATTCGACAGGGGTTGGGAGCAATACTGCTTCGATCCTGGCCCTCCATGGAACAGGCTCAATAAGACTGCGGCGATTCATCAGATACTATTGTTTTCTCTTCCGGACAGAAAGAATATCGTCTTAAAGGAGTTCATATATAATTCTGAGTTTCTTAATACTTTTAGAGAAGACATAGAGGAAGTCGATAGGATATACGGGAGTCACTATCCTAACCAGAACGCTAAGAGGATAACGCTGAACATCCTCAGGCCTTACTCTATAATTCCTGAGCACGTGGACTTCATGGCCCACTACGAGAAGACTACTAGAATACACGTTCCCATCATCACCAATGAGTCTGTAGTGTTTACGTTTCCCACTGTAGATCAGACTCTTAATATGAAAGTCGGTGAGGTGGTGGAGTTCAACAACAACATACCTCACTCCGGAGTGAATGACGAGAACGAGTACAGGGTTCACATGACTCTAGACTACGGCGACGAAAAAGATCCATACTATGGTGAAAAAGATAGTTACTGGAAGAACTATTTGTGATATAATAGATCATATCATGGAGTTAAGAGATGCCTAAGATAGTACTAGTAGAGACTGTTTCCACATTTCGACACATGTACGCCGTTGAGGTGCCAGACGACGGTGAGATCGAGTGGGCTATTGATACTGTGGTCGACCATGCTACTGGCGCAGAGACAGGGCTATCCGAGTTTGCCCAGAACCATATCGCCGAGGATACCTTCTCTTATCGTGAAGTATCCGAACAGGAGTATCTAGAAATCTTTGATAAAGAGAACGACTACCTAATAGAACTTTCTGACGAACGAAAGAAGTTGTATATCTATAGGGGTGAAGAATGAAAGTCTACATTGGACCATACAAGAAGTGGTGGGGACCGTACCAGATCGCGGATCTGGTTCCATTCACGTCTGAGGAGCAAAAAGATAAGATCGGTGATTTTCTCTTTAATACCTGGCTGACTAAGGTCTGTGATTGGTTTAACGACATCGCCGGCGAGCGCGACATCAGAGTACGCATCGACAAGTACGATACTTGGAACATGGACAATACGCTCGCGCTCATTGCTCTTCCTATGCTCAAGCGGCTGCTCGAGACTAAGAACGGGTCTCCGCCGGTAGACGATGAAGATCTCCCTCCACACATGCGATACGGCAATCCGGATGGAGATGATAACTGGATCCACTATAGGTGGGAATGGATCATTAAAGAGATGATCTTCTCGTTTGAGAATCTAGTAGACGACTCGTGGCAGAACAAGTACTACCATGGCGAGCCCATCTACGTGTTTAAGCCCATCGACGATACATTTAAAGAGGTGGTACAGACGAACCCGGAGTATCATTTTGACGCAGTAGGTTATAAAGCGTACAACGAAAGAATATCGAACGGCTTTAGACTGTTTGGTAAGTACTACCGCAGCCTGTGGGACTGATATCATGAGCGATTGGAAAGACGCGGCCGCAGAGGCCATATGCAAGAAGTGCCACTCGTGGTGGGACAACAACGACGACCGCAACGGTCTTAAGACTATATGGCGGAAAGAGATAAGAGAGATCATCGAGAGTCACATTAAAGACGAATCAACGAGTTCTACTAGTAAGACTAGAGAGGATGTAGGATGACAGAGCACGAGATCGAAAAAGAATTCTCAGCCAAGCTGAAGTGGATCGACGAGGCGTACCAGACTAAACAGATCGGCATCTATGAGTACGAGGCTGAGATCGACGCTCTAGAAGACTGGCTTGAAAATAAATACGCTAGAGCAGGACTCAAGTCTATTAAAGAACGCATGCACACAGAGGGTCCAAGTTATGACTGAAGAACAGTTCAAGTACGTCACAGACGCCCTATACAATCGCTATCACGAGCTGCAGCACGAGACCGACGAGCTTCCTGAGACGGAGTTTGAGGCGGGTTTTCATATGGCGTCTAAAGGTCACCTTAAGTGGCTAGAAGAGCTGTTGGCAGAGATCGAAGTTATTGGATAGCGTCATGGTGACGATAGGCAAGTACACACTCCCATTCTTTGGTGAAATAAAGCTGGACATACCATACGGCGCTCAGTTCTTATCAGTCAACATGCACGAGAGAAAAATCGTGATGTACGCTATAGTAGACCAAGACTCCACAGTGGAGTGCCGTAAGTTTAGAATATACAGTACAGGGGGAAATATCGAGCGTTCGGATCTGCACTCTTTGAGATTTATTGGCACCGTGCAGGATGAGCACTGGTCTGAGGAGTGGCACGTGTTCGAGCGCGTAGATCGCCGCTAAAGAAAAATTCTTCCCTTTAAAGAGAAAGATATATCGTGTCTGATAAGAAAAAGAAAAAAACTCTGCAGTCTAAAGTATATGAGTTCATACCTGTGAAAGATATTAATATAGAAGAAATAGAAGAGCTAGCTACGCTAGTAAGAATAGGAGTCGGCGGTCATATTATAGATATGGCGTCTGATGGATTAAAGAGACATTTTACAGAAATTAAGGACAGTAAGAAATGACAGATAGTCCAAAAAAGATATCTGATCTAACATGGATGAAGATCGCAGGTAGTTATATAGGACTGCATGAAGGAACAGACCTTAAAGCGAATCCTACAGTCATTAAGTTCTTTAAAGAGAGTGGTCATCCTGAAGTCAAGAATGATCATCAGACACCGTGGTGCGCAGCTTTTGTTGGTGCTGTTCTCAAAGAGGCAGGACTACCAAATACAGGATCATTGCTTGCGTTGAGTTACGCAAAATATGGTCAAAAATTAAGTAAACCAATTGTTGGCGCTATTGCCACCAAGAAAAGAAAAGGAGGGGGCCATGTATTCTTCATTGCTTCTTTTGACGATAAGTATGTCTATGGGCTGGGTGGTAATCAAAACGATCAGGTCTCGATTGCAAGATTTGACAGAAAAGTCATTAATTCGTATTCCTGGCCGGAAGGGATCAAGATACCAGAGAAACAAGACAATATATTAGTATCTAATGTAGCAACCAACGTTAAGGAGTCATAGTATGTTTGAGATTAGCGAAGAAACTAGAGTAGCTGCTATTGAAGCGATTAAAGAAGTACTTAAGAAAGATGGAGTTTGTGACAAGCATCTCACTGACGAGGTGTTAGGCGAGGCTATGGACGCTGCAGTCGCTGTCGTAAAACGTCAGTTTGGTTTTTAATAATGAAAGAACTCGTACTAGCGACAATTTTTATGTGCTTGGGTAGTACTTGCGAAGAGCATCAGGTAAAAATTGAAGAGCGCGCCTGTTCGTTTGGCACAGTACACGCTAAAGTAGCTTTTGCTGGTGAATGGACAGACGGTAGAGTCGGCATTAAGTGTCATAAGTAATAAAACTGTAAAATAATGCGCAAAAATAAATACTTCGTATCATCAACACGGAGAAATGTTTTGAAATCTAAAGATAAGAAAAAGTATCGTTCGATTTTTATATCGGACGTGCATCTTGGATTTAAACATTGTAATGCTGAAAAACTACTTCATTTCCTAAAAACTACAGAAGCTGATACCTATTATCTAATAGGAGACATTATTGACGGCTGGGCAATGAAAAGTAAATTCTATTGGCCGCAGTCACACAACAATGTAGTGCAGCATTTTTTAAAGTTATCAAAGAAAGATCATAAAGTCATTTACGTAACAGGAAACCACGATGAATTCCTTAGAAATTATTCTGGAACTGTTCTGGGAAATATTCAAGTGGTTGATGAAGCCATTCATGAAGGACCCTTGGGACAGCGATTCTTAGTTATTCATGGCGATCAATTTGACATGGTAACCATGAATGCTAAATGGTTAGTTCATATTGGTTCATGGGCTTATGATGTTATGATATCTTTAAACTCAAAGTTACATTGGTTATTTACTAAACTGAATATGCCTGGATTTTCTTTATCTGCTTGGGCAAAACACAATGTTAAAGAAGCAGTAAACTTTATAGGAGATTATGAGAATGTCGTTGCTGAATACGCTTCTAAGCGAGACGTTGCTGGCGTTGTCTGCGGTCATATTCATTCTTGCAATATTAGAGATATGAATGGTATTAAGTATATGAACACGGGTGATTGGGTAGAGTCTTGTACTGCAATCGTAGAAGATTTTGAAGGTAATTTCTCAATAGCGAGAATTTTATGAATATAACTATATTTACTGATGCTTGGGATCCACAGATCAACGGTGTAGTGACTACATTAAAGACTACCGTAGATCATCTAAAAAGACGAGGATACGACGTTCACGTCGTGCATCCCGGTCTATATAAGTTAACAGTTCCACTACAACCATCCACTGGAATCTTTATGCCGGTTTTGCCTATGGGTATTGCTGATGAAGAGGTGAAGAATGCCGACTACATTCACATCGCAACAGAAGGAGCTATAGGTCTTGCCGCTAGGTATTCTTGCAAGAAGTACAAAAAGAAGTTTACGACATCCTTTCATACAAAGTATCCGGAATACGTCAAGATTCATACTGGTATATCACCAAGAGTTAGCGGTAAGTATTTTCGTTGGTTCCATAGAAACAGCCATTGTGTTATGGTTACAACCCCCTCTATGGTTGACTACTGTGCTGAATTGGGTATTAAAAAATTAAAGATCTGGTCAAGAGGTGTTGACACGTCTCTATATAGACCAGAGTATGAAGAAAAGAAGATAAATCCTAACTCTATAAATGCTGTGTACTGTGGTAGAATATCAGCAGAGAAGAATTTAGAAGCGTTTCTTTCAATAGAAGATTCTCGTATTCGTAAGACTCTTATTGGTGATGGTCCGCAGCTTGACGAGTACAAGATAAAGTATCCAAAAGCAAAGTTCTTAGGTAAGATGAATAAGTATCAGATAGCGAATGAGCTCCGTAAGCACGACGTGTTTGCATGGCCGTCGTTGACTGATACTTTTGGCCTAGTAGTCTTAGAAGGAATGGCGAGTGGACTACCTGTCGCTGCATTTGATAACGAAGTCAATCGCTACATTATTGAAGACGATAAGTCAGGTATTCTAATGAAAGATAATTTAAAAGAAGCGATATTGATGGCTACTCAACTAGAAAAGAAAGATGCTGTTGATAGAGCAAAGAAGTTCTCTTGGGAAGCAGCCACAGAACAATTTATTGAGAATCTAATATGAAAGATTTAGAAAAATACTATATGATTGTTCCTCAAGAATATCTTGAAGATGGTGCTAAACTAATGAGAGAAGAAGGTGAAGAAGAGAATGCTTTTCAGAAGATGATCGATGTTTCTAGAGAATATAAAGAAGCAGATCTTACTCCAGTTGTTGTTTATGATTTTAAATCTAAAAGCATGATATGCATAGTTAAAGAGCTATATGGCAAGAAATTGCACTAAATAATATATGTGGCGCCGAAAGGGTCACGGATTTAAATCTCGCTTAATAGGAGAAACATATGACACATAATGCACTTTTACCTTGGGACACTGCACACTTTGATAAATTTTTTGTTGGTGCAGATAAAGTCCTTAAAAATCTTCACTCAGCTCACGAAACATACGCTAAGAGTGTTCCCGGATATCCTCCATACAATATCGTTAAAAATGATGAAAATAACTACACTATTGAATTGGCTGTGGCTGGATTCGGTAAACATAATCTAGATATTGAATTAGCGAATAACACTCTCGTCGTAAAGGGTGGATTTACTGTCGATGAGATAGACCCTGTTGAAAATCCTGTGGAATATATTTGGAAGGGTATCGCAGATCGTGTATTCACTCGTAAGTTTACTTTAGCTGACACAGTTGAGGTGAAAAATGCAGAATACATCAATGGTATGCTCAAGATCTTTCTTGAAAATGTGGTTCCGGACTCTAAGAAACCTAAGAAAGTCGATATTAAGTAAATCGACCATAAATATGGGGAGGGGTCCACCCTCCCTTTTTTATTTTAGGAGATTGTTATGCCATCAGCCAAGTGTAAAGAGTTGTTTCCGCACGAAGATATACTAAGATTGAATGAATTCTTTGGAGATCCTTCCGGAAAAAACGGTGAAGTAGACCCTAAGTGGTTTAAAGAGAACATCGTAAAGTGGACTCCACCATATCCGATGTTTTTTAACGCTACTGGACAGAAATTTAGCACAATGAAGCTTCATAAGAAAGTCGTTGATGTGTATACATCAGCTTTTACAGAAGTATTAAATCATTTTGGTAAAGACAACATCAAGAAGCTGCATCTCGATCAATCTGGTGGCACTTTTAACTATCGACTGATGCGAGGTGGTGATAGATTATCAGTTCATTCTTGGGGTATTGCGATAGATATGGATCCAGCAAGAAATCCATGGCCGTCTTCTTGGCACGAAGGCATGCTAAATCATGATTTTGCTGATATTTTACAAAAACATGGACTCTGGTGGAGAGGATCTCCAGGAGATAATGATCCAATGCATTTTCAGTGTGCGTGGAGAAATTAATAATTGACATTCTGTGAAATATGTGATATGATTGACTTTAAATATATTATGGGAGATAGTGTTGTCAAAGTTTTATACCAATGTTTTTCAATATGGTAATAAGATCTATGTTAGAGGTTATGATACTGGTATAAAATTTAAAGAAATAGTACCATACAAGCCATATCTATTTGTCACTGACCGCAATAATACAAATAGTGGCTATAAGAGTCTAAATAACAAGCCGGTCGCTAAGATCGAGTTTGATTCTATTAGAGACGCTAGAGACTTTCTAGATGATCATAAGGATGTTGGTGGGTTCCAAGTATTTGGACTCACTAACTATCCTTATCTCTATATCTATGACAACTATCAAGGTGACGTTGATTACGATCCTAAAATGATTAATGTAGTCACTCTTGATATTGAGTGCGGCGGCGAAGATGTCGTAGGTTTTCCTGATGTTGATAAAGCAGATCAGCCAATAACAGCTATCACAATTCATAGTCGTGGAAAGACTGCGTCTTTTGGTATTAAATACTTTAAACCAACTAGTGAAAACTCATTCTACTTGAAATGTAAAGACGAATATGACCTTATTCAGAAATTTCTTCAAGTCTGGGAATCAGACGCGTGGATGCCGGACATCATCACGGGATGGAATATTGAATTTTTTGATATCCCATATCTTATTAACCGGATTAAGGCTTTATATAATGAAAGAGAAGCTAAAAGACTATCTCCTTGGAAGATGTTGAATGAAAAAATAGTAGAGTTTCGCGGCAAAGAGAATAGAGTATATGAGATCGTAGGTGTGTCTGATCTAGACTACTATCGACTGTATCGTAAGTTCTCATTTGGTAATCAAGAGTCTTATAAGTTAGATTATATTGCTCAGATAGAATTAGGTGAGAGAAAGTTAGACTATTCTGAATATGGATCTCTCAATGAATTCTATAAGAATAACTTTCAAAAGTATATGGAGTACAACATACACGACGTTCTTCTAGTTCAGAAGCTTGAAGATAAGTTAAAGTTTATTGAGCAGGTAATGGCGATCGCTTATGACGCTAGGGTTAACTATACAGATACTATGGCCACAGTTCGTCCATGGGATGTTATTATTCATAACTATCTACTAGATCAAAAGATAGTAATTCCACAGTCTAAGAAACAGGTGTTTGAAGGTGGTCTTGTCGGTGGATACGTTAAAGATCCAAAGATTGGTCTGAGTAAATGGGTCGTATCGTTTGATTTGAACTCTCTGTATCCACATCTTATCATGCAGTATAATATCAGTCCTGAAACACTCACTGGGAAACTTGGTCCTTCTGGTGGTGTGGATTGGTTACTTGATGGTAATTTTGAATATAAAGATAGTAACTATGCATATGCGGCTAATGGATGTACATTTAAAAAAGATAAGCAGGGATTTCTTCCCGCACTAATGGAAAGAATGTATGACGACCGTACTAAGTATAAGAAACTAATGCTTGAAGCTAAGCAGCGTTATGAGAAGACAAAGACACTTGAAGATGAAAAACTTGTCGCTAGATATCATAATATGCAGCTTGCAAAAAAGATTCAGTTAAATTCAGCTTACGGCGCTCTTGCTAACCAGTATTTTCGTTGGTTTAACTTTGATCTAGCAGAAGCTATTACAACTTCTGGTCAGTTATCTATTCGTTGGATTGAAAAGAAAATAAATCAGTATATGAATATAATATTAAAGACAGATGAGGATTATGTTATCGCATCTGATACTGATTCGATCTATGTTCGCATGGATAAGCTCGTGGTCACAATGGGCGATGTAGATGAAAAGAAGATAGTTAATGCCTTAGATATATTCTGTGAAAAGAAACTGCAGCAATATATCGATGAGTGCTATCAAGAACTAGCTGATATGATGAATGCCTATCAGCAGAAGATGAAGATGAAGCGTGAAACCATAGCTAATAAGGGTATTTGGCGTGGTAAGAAGATGTATATACTTAATGCATGGGACGTTGAGGGTGTACGATATGAAGAGCCAAAGTTAAAGCTTCAAGGAATTGAGGCTATTAGATCTTCTACGCCGCACGCTTGTAGAGAGAATATTAAAGACGCTCTTAAGATTATTATGAATGGAACTCAGGACGAGCTAAAGAGTTTTATAATTAATTTTAGAAAAGACTTTGATGCTCTTCCATTTGAGTCTATAGCATTTCCAAGAGGCGTTAACGGGCTAGATGTATTCTCAGATAGATCAAAGGTATATAAAAAATCTACACCTATGCACGTTAAAGGTTGTTTGATGTTTAACTACCTATTGAAGAAACACGGCATTAACAATATACCTCCAATAGTAAATGGAGATAAGATTAGGTTCGTCTATCTTATGACCCCTAATCCTATAATCAATGAGAACGTTATAGCCACTCCAGACGAGTTACCTAAAGAACTCGATCTTGAAAAATATATAGATAGAGAGATGCAGTTCAATAAATCTTTTCTTGATCCACTAAAATCTATAACTGACGTTATCGGCTGGGATTTGGAAGAAAAATCAACTATAGAAGGATTCTTTGTATGAGTAGTGATTTTGATTTTGGTTTTACTACAGAAGATGAACTTAGAGGTGAACAAGAGAAATTACAAGGTCTTGTTAAAATGATCATGCCATTTCTTAATAATCTTAAAGGTGATTCTACTAAAGATATTATTAAATGGAACGGCGCTGATAGAGTAAAGCAGATCGATGCGTTTATTAAAAAGATGAACGATTATGTAAGCAGTTGACATACATTGCTATAAATTGTATAATACTATAATATATGGAGAATTAATATGTCTTTAAAAGAAAAACTTATTAAAAATAGTACTATTGAATATACTTCAACTCTTACTGATTCTAAGATCTATACTAAGAAAGATATGATCCCAACGCCGGTACCGATGATCAATGTAGCGTTATCTGGTTCTATTGACGGTGGTATCACACCAGGACTCACGATGCTTGCCGGTCCTTCTAAACATTTTAAGACTGGTTTTGCTCTTCTTCTTGCTTCTTCTTATCTTAAGAAATATCCGGACGGAGTCATCTTATTCTATGACTCTGAGTTTGGTACGCCGCAGTCTTACTTCTCAAAGTTCAATATTCCATTAGACTCTGTTGTTCATACGCCAATCACAGACGTTGAAGAGCTTAAGTTTGATATTATGAAGCAGCTCAAAGAAATTGATCGTAAAGATCGTGTGCTTATTATTATTGACTCTATTGGTAATCTTGCTTCAAAGAAAGAAGTTGAAGATGCTCTTAATGAAAAGTCAGTTGCCGACATGTCTCGTGCAAAACAGCTTAAGTCACTGTTTAGAATGATCACACCACATCTTACGCTCAAAGACATTCCAGTTGCTGCGGTAAATCATACGTATATGGAAATTGGTATGTTTCCAAAAGCAGTCGTCGGTGGTGGCACAGGCGCGTACTACGGCGCAGATAATATCTGGATTTTAGGAAGGCAGCAGGATAAAGATGGAACAGAGATTCAGGGGTACCATTTTGTCATCAATGTTGAGAAATCCCGTTACGTACGTGAAAAATCTAAGATACCAATTACCATTAGCTATGAGGGTGGTATTAATCGCTGGAGCGGTCTTCTCGATCTTGCCATCGAGGGTAATTACGTGGCTAAGCCAAAAGTGGGATGGTACTCCGTCGTCAATCGTGAAACTGGCGAAGTCGATGGAAAGAACTTCAGAGCGTCTGATATTGTGGACAGTAAAGAATTTTGGATGAATATGTTTAAGACTACAGACTTTGCTGACTATATTAAGAAGACTTATTCACTTGACACTGAAGGAAGTCTGGTATATAATGATGATGAATCGGAGGCATGTTAATTGAATATCGAACGCGTCATACTTTCTAATCTCGTGTTTAACGAGGATTTCAGCAGGAAGGCTATACCGTTTTTAAAGACAGAATATTTTACAGATTACTCAGAGAGAACTGTCTTTGAGTTAGTCGATGAATACGTTAAGAAGTACAATTCATTTCCATCAGTCGAGGCTCTGGCGATCGACCTAAGTAACAAGGACGGCTTAAGCGAAGACAGCTTCAAGTCGTGCAAAGACATAATCGGGTCGCTGTCACAGGACCCAAACACTAAACTAGATTGGATTTTGGATCAGACAGAAAAATTCTGTCAAGATAAATCACTCTATCTTGCGATCATGAAGTCAATCAAAATAATGGATGAGAAGAATGCTTCAATCTCAAAAGGTTCGATTCCTCAAATACTTACTGATGCCCTTGCTGTTTCTTTTGACACCCATATTGGTCATGATTTCTTGGTGGATACTGATGAACGATATGAGTTCTACCACCGTAAAGAGAAGAGAGTTCCATTCGATCTTGACTACTTTAACGCCATTACAAACGGTGGCCTGCCGAACAAGACTCTCAATATCGCACTCGCGGGTACAGGTGTCGGAAAATCGCTATTCATGTGTCACTGTGCCGCAGCAAACCTCTCAAGAGGACTCAATGTTCTATACATTACGCTAGAGATGGCTGAGGAGAGAATTGCAGAGCGCATCGACGCTAATCTCCTCAACGTCACAATGGATGAATTAGAACTATTACCAAAACAATCTTATGACTCTAAAATAGGTACGCTCAAGACAAAGACTACTGGTAAACTTATTATCAAAGAATATCCGACTGCTTGTGCTGGATCTGCTAACTTTAGACATCTTCTTAATGAACTAAAGATCAAGAAGAACTTTCAGCCTGATATTATCTATATTGATTATCTTAACATTTGTATGTCATCGAGGATGAAGTATGGAGCCACAGTCAATTCTTATACCTATATCAAAGCAATCGCAGAAGAGCTTCGAGGACTTGCAGTGGAATACGATGTACCTATCGTCTCTGCGACTCAAACAACTAGAGGCGGATATTCGAACAGCGACGTGGGACTGGAAGATACATCAGAATCCTTTGGACTCCCGGCCACAGCTGATTTTATGTTTGCGCTCATCTCAACAGAAGAGCTGGAGTCACTCAATCAAATCATGGTTAAACAGCTCAAGAATCGCTATAATGATCCAGGGAGCAATCGTAGGTTCGTCATTGGTATTGATCGCTCAAAGATGCGACTTTACGATGTTGATCAATCAGCTCAAGACGGTATTTTAGACGGTCCTTCAACTAAATCAGTATTTGATAATTCTAAATTTGGAGAAGAAGACTTTGAAAGAAACAGACCAAAGCCAAAATTCGACAGAAACAAATTTAGCGACTTCAAATGATGAATTTGATCTAGTAATGGCTGAAATAGTCTGGCAGAAGTGTAAGGGATATCCAATACCAGACTGTTTTAGTAGAGAAGATAGACTAAGTATCTTAGAGAGATACTGGACGAGAGCTATGGAAAAAGAGTAATGTTAGATCCTAGAGTTGTTATACTTTTAAAGGCTCTTTGCATAGCAGGAACTTCTAGCGTATTGTTGAAAATAACAATGCAGTTATTAGGAAACCCATGATATTATGTTCGTGTAATATTATATCCACTAAAGACATAAAAGATTATGTCAACAATCATACTAATACATCTATTAAAGACGCCCTTAGTTGTATTGGTTGGAAATCTGGTTGTACCACATGTTTATCTCTATTGATTCAGGAGATAAAGACTGAAATAAATAACAAGTCATTTACATAATAGGAGAAAATAATGACTGCTAGAAAGTATGGTTGGCGGCCTGATAAACCGGACTATAGAGATAAAATTTGTACTTTAAGAGCAAAACGCGGCGTTTCAAAGAACGTTGACCTAAGAACGACAGGTCATCTGCCTCCTGTTTATGATCAAGGTCAGCTTGGTTCTTGCACCGGCAACGCAATTGCAGCCGCTGTAGCATATGGTCTAAGAGCACAAGGTAAGCACGATTATAACCCTTCTCGCTTGTTTATATATTATAACGAGCGCGTTTTAGAGGGTACTACCTCTATCGATGCTGGCGCAGAAGAGCGTGATGGTATTAAAGTCGTTGCTACTTTAGGATCTCCTTCTGAAGATATTTGGCCGTATGATATTTCTAGATTCGCTGAAAGACCTTCTGATCAAGTATACGCTGAAGCTAAGAAGAGCATAATTAAACAGTATTCTAGAGTTCCTGTTAAGTTAGCAAATATTCAGAACGTATTAACACATCAGATTCCCATCGTATTTGGTATAGCTCTCTATGAGTCATTTGAGAGCGATGCAGTCGCTGCTAGTGGCGTAGTTCCAATGCCTGATCTTTCTGAAAGAATGATCGGTGGTCATTGTATGCTATTAGTAGGTTCGACCGACACTCACTTTATAGTCCGCAATTCATGGGGAGAAGGATGGGGAGATAGAGGTTATTGCTATATCCCTCATGAATACGTAACTGACACTAGACTTGCAGACGATTTTTGGGCGATCTTTTTATCATGAGAGGTAGAATAAGAATGAACTATGAAGTCGTGCCTGTTAATAGCGATAGATTTTATGTCCTAGAGACTAAGACTAATCAGATTGTGGTAGAGTGTGATAAGCTATGCGACGCTAGAAAATTCATGAAACACTTCAACCATGGCGGTGGATTTGACGGTAACACACCAAATTTTTTTTTAAAAACCACTCAAAAAGTTGATTCTATTGTATAAATAAACTTGTATTCATTCAGTATGTTAAAGTGCTCGATTATAGCGCTGGAACAGAAGAGTAGATAAGGAACGCTGGATTACGATGGTGGTTTCGCCAGCCGTACTGAATTGAACGGGGGAGTCGGGATGACTCCCCTATTTTTTTATATGTACTTTTTCCTTGTTTTAGATATTATATAAATATCTATAAAAACAGGGAAGCATATGATAAATTTCAGAAGTTTCATTTGTGAAAAAAAAGATGAAGATTCTAATACTCTTCATGCTTTTGACATAGACGATACCCTCTTCCATCACGATCCAGAGGGAATGAGAATACACGTTATAGATCCACAAGGAAATAGATCACGTACCCTAACGAGTTCTGAGTTTAATACGCATACCCTTCCAGACAATCATTCTTACGACTTTAGAGAGTTCAGAAGCTCAGACGCCTTTGGCAAGCATGCTAGACCAATTCGTAAGATGATAGCTAAACTTAAGGCTATCCATAAGAACAACAAGAACGTAGAGATATTGACCGCTCGATCAGACCTTGACGACCAGAAGAAGTTTGCTCATCATATGTCGAAGTACGGTATAGATATTGGTGAGATTCATGTTAGAAGAGCCGGCAATCTCCCTATGAAGGCAGCCGATGCTAAAGCCGCTATCATGCACGACCAGATAAAGAAGAATAAATACAGTAGAGTTCATCTATATGATGATTCTGAAGATAATTTAAAAAAGTTTATAGCTCTTAAGAAACATCATCCAGAAGTAGAATTTCACGCACACCATGTAAAGCATGATCCTGAAACCGGTGAGGTAGTAGTGACGACGACTTCAATAAAACCAAAACCACTAAAGGAAAATTGATTATGTTAGGATTTAGTACATATCTAATTGAAATGGCGGCGGCGAGTTCTTCTGAATCTAATGACGACAAGGGTAAACTGCACGAGTTATTGTTAGGAAAACATTTACATCCAGAAAATCGACTTCCAGAACACCATAGATCTGAGTCTGAAGACTATGGTGGTACGCCTGAACAGGTTCATAAGAAATTAAAAGATAAAATGAGTCCGGCGGCATATACTGAAATTGACAA